ATGGCCAGCATCGTGGAACGCCCCAAGAAGAACGGCGAGACCACCTTCCAGGTGAAATGGCGCCTGGGCGGCGGGAACGGCCCTGTACAGACCGAACGCTTCGCCGACCCTGAATCCGCCGAGACCTTCAAGCAGCTCGTCAACCTCCACAAGCAGCAGTGGCCGCCCGGCTGGGTCCGCGGCGAGGGGTTCGTCGAGGAAGCCGAGGTCCCCAACGACGCCCCGCTCCTCGACTACGCGAACCGCTACGTCGACCGCCTGACCGGCATCGACGACCGCACCCGCGAGGACTACCGGCGCGAAATCCGCCTCCACTTCACCCTGATCCACCACACCCAGGCGTCCGGCACCACGGTGCCCGCCTCGATCGCGAACATCACCTCCGACGACGTTGCCGACTGGGTTCGCGCCGAGGAGACCGGAGAGCCTGCGCCCGACGGCGCGAAGGGGAAATGGCTCCGGCCGCCGGCGGACCCGAAGAGCATCCGCAACCGGCACGGGTTGCTGTTCTGTGTCATGCAGGCCGCGGTCGACAGCAAGCACCAGCAGCTCCGCACCGACAACCCGTGCAAGGGGTCGCGCCTGCCTCGGGTTGACGACCACGTTGAGGAGGAGATGTGCTTCCTCGAACGCGACGAGTACGCGCGAGTCGCAGCGGAGATCCGGGACCCGGCGGCGCGGCTCCTCGCGGACTGGCTCGTGGGCACAGGGATGCGCTGGGGCGAGGCGTCGGCCGTGCAGGTGCGGGACTGCAACCTGACCGCGCCACGGCCCTATGTGGACGTGCACAGGGCGTGGAAGAAGGCGAAGGCAGGAAGTGACGCGTCGTTCTTCTTGGGGCCGCCGAAGACGAAGAAGGCCCGCCGTAGGATCTTCCTGACCCCGGACCAGGCCGCCGTGGTGCGCGAGCAGGTCACGGGGATGCCGCCGGAGGCGTTCGTGTTCCGGGCGGCGCAGGGCGGGGCGTGGCGCCACAGCAACTTCTACCACCGCAAGTGGCAGCCGGCCGTGGCGGCCGCGGTCGCGAAGGGTCTGCCGAAACGGCCTCGGATCCACGATCTTCGACACACCCATGTGGCGTGGTTGATCAATGGCCGGATCCCGCTCCCCGCGATTCAACTTCGGCTAGGGCACGAGAGCATCCAGACCACGGTGGACCGGTACGGGCACCTGGTGGACGACCTGGCGGATGATGTGCTGGCCGCGGTGGAGGCTGCGATGGCCCCGGTGGTCGCCCCGGCGCAGAGGTTGGCGCTGGTGCCGCAGGTCAGCTGACGTGGCGCAGGTGCGACGGCGGCTTGGTGTCGCCGTCGCCTGCCAGCTGCCAAATGCCGTGGCGTACGAGGTGTGTGACGGTGCGGTTGAGTTCGGCGACGGCGTCTTCCAGAGTGGTGCCCTCGCGGATGAGCACGGTGGGGCTGCCGTCGATCTCGACGTAGATGACTGGGTCCGCAGTGGCGGGGTAGGCCGCCGCGGGCACGATCTGGAAGATCCCGTTCGTGGCAGTAGTCGTCGTTGACTCCATCGAACCCCCTCGCCTTGGGCACGCCCACCTTATACGCACGCGCGTTCGAATGTACGCGTGTAGATGTTCGGTGTGCGTTTCGTGCCAACTTTGCGCCCCCCAGGCGGATCACAGATGATGCCACGTCGGTCACACTCGGCCAAGGCCGAAGCGGAAAGTCGTACTACTTGCCGTCGTGGCGCACCGAGAAGCTCTGCGCGATCGTGATCAGGCGTTCCAGGTCTTCGGAGGACAGGTCACTCGCGCGGCGGGCCAGGATGCGGACGCGCTCGGCGTGCGGATCCTCGACCTCGACCGTCTCCACGCCGAAGAACTGCTCCCCTGCGGCGTCTTGGACCTCACGTACGGCGCACTGGAGGCCGGCCGCGAGTGCGCGGATTTGCTCGACCGTGATCGCTTCCATGGCTTCACGGCGTTCGAGCCGGTGGAGCCGACCAACCTTCCACTCCTGAACGCCTGTCTCGGGGTCGATGCAGCGCTCGGCGAGTTTGACGAGGCTGAGTCGTAGCTCTGCCCGCCTGTCGGCGACGAGGTCGGACAGGCGCGTGCTTGCTCCCTGCGCGGCCATGGTGATCATCCTGCCACTCCTGTGCGCGAAATGGGCCGTGGGGTGTCCATCTGGCGTAGCCCGTGGCGCGCGCTCTCGTGCTGCTCGCGCGCCACACACGTTTCACATGCTGAACGCAGTGTCCACCACGATGGACGGCGCGCGCTAGGGCGCACGGGGGTGATGTCTTGTTTTCGTAACACCGTTCATTGAGATGGACGTTCCGTTCAGGCTGTGCAATGCTCTACTCATTCACCGAAATGAACGGACCATCCACCGAGGTGAACATGAGAGACCGCACGACCATGTACCGCCTCGTCGACACCGACCTGTTCCGGCAGCTCATGCGGCGCACGGGCAACGGCTCCCCTGTCACTGGGCGGCAGCTGGCCCGAGCCGCCGGGGTGGCTCACGGAACAGTCGGGAGCCTCCTCACCGGGGAGCAGAAGACCCTCCCGGAGGAGAAGGCCATGGCGCTCGCGCAGCGGCTCGGTGTCGACCTGCTGGTCGTTTTCGAGCCGGTGTGCCGGAGTACGACGACGGTGCAGGCGTACGCGGCGCTCGTGCAGCCGGTCGAGGAGGCGTCGGCGTGACGATCTACGACTACGACGAGGCCGCCGCCGCACTGCGGGTTGAGAAGTCCTGGCTCCAGCGGCACATCAAGGAGCTGCCGCACAGCAAGAAGGGCCGGGTCGTCACCTTCACGGACGCCGACCTGGAGCGCATCGACCAGATGCATCACCACGAGCCGTCGTACGGGCCGCTGGCGAAGCCGGCACCCGCCCCCGCCGTGGCCGGGGTGCACCCGCTCGCGGCGTTGAAGCCGCTCCCCGCGCGTAAGCGCGCTTCCTGACCCCCCTGCGTGATGCAGGGCCGCCCGCTGCTTCCCGGCCCCGGACGACCCCGCCGGCATCACGCCCCTTCGAAACTCACGAAAGAGAGGCGAGAGCCTTGACCATCATCATGCCGGACGTCAGCGCTACGTCCGTCCCCACCTACGGGCGCCGGCCGGTCCTGACGACCGTGACGGCCCCGCACCCCACGACCCTGTCCGGTGCCCTGCGGGCGGCCGCGCGGCTGATCGCGGCGAACGGGCACCACCAGGGCGACTACCTGCCCGACCCCTTCAACCGCGTGCTGAGGACGCCGCGCCTGTCCCGGCCGCTGAGCATCGTGGCCGCGATCCGCGTGGCGGTGTCCGGTCGGCACGTGGAGACGGAGCTGTCGGAGCGCGCGATCAGCGTGCTGGCCGGGCGGCTGGAGATCACCGAGGACGACCCGGTCGTGCACCTGGACCGGCCGATCGAGTGCGAGATGCACGTCGCGGCGTGGGGTGACGTGGAGGGCCGGACTACCGAGTCGGTGTGCGCGGTGCTGTACGCGGCTGCGGACGCGGCCGAGGTGACGGCGTGAGGGCCCGTCTGATCGCGCCGTCGGCGTGCCGGTGGGATGGCATCCCGGAGCGGGAGCACGCGCAGCAGTGGGTGGCACCGTCGAAGGGCGGTCCGGGGTGGCACATGTACGTGCAGCCGACGGATGCGCAGGTGTTGGAGCGGATGCGGGCTCGGCGTCTGGTCCGGTTGGAGGTTCTGCGGGAGCTCCTGCCGGTGTCGGACCCGGATCGTCACGCGCTGGACATCGTCGCGGATCGGGCGTTCGCCGGGCTGGTGAAGCTGCCGGGCGCGCACGTCTCCCGCGACGCGGACTACCCGGGTTGGGTGCCGCCGCACGCGTACCCGAGCACCTGCAACTCCGCCGACTACGCCGCGTCCACCGACGCGGGATACAACCCGCCGGTCGTGTGGGGCGACAAGCCGGTGCGGACCGCCGACGTGCAGACCGGGGGTGTGCTGTGAGCGCCCGCCGACCGCTCTTCAACTGCATCGTCGCTCCGCTCGCGGCCGGGCCCATGAGCCCGACCGACGCCAAGGCGATGCTCGACAACTATCGCGCCGAGGTGCTGGCCGAGCAGGCGGCCGAGGTCGAGCGGCTGCGCACCGACCGCAACGCCTACGCCGACCGCGTGGACACGCTGACTGCGGTGGCCAAGGGCAACAAGCGGCACGTGCAGGCGCTCACCGGCGAGCTGGAGACCGCGCAGGCCCGCGTTGCGGAGCTGGAGCAGCAGGTCGCCACCGCCGAGGCCCGCGTCACGGCGGCCGTTGAGTCACCGCTCGCGTGGGCCGACCAGCTCGACGCCAAGAGCCTGGACAACTTCCTGATCTCGCTCGGGCAGGCCGTCGAGTACGAGCCCATCGACGGGGCGATCGCGTACATCCACGAGCTGCTGAACTCGTTCCGGGTCGCGGTGGCCGCGCGGGGCGGTGAGTCCCGATGAGCGCGTGGCACAGGCCGGACGTGGAGACGGCGGCCCTCGACTACCTGACCCAGGCGGTCGGCGACAAGACCGGCGCCCAGCAGATCCTCCACGGCCTCCGGGAGAAGGCGGCCGCCGAACAGGCCGCGGAGGTCCGGACGCTGCGCGAGCGCGTCGCGGAGCTGGACACGGCCGCGCTGGTCACCGAGTACCAGGTGCCGGTGTCGGACTCGGAGTGGGTGATGGTCCGCCGGGAGCCGCAGGGTGACCGGTGGGCGATCCTCGCGAGCCGCCGTACCGGTGGTGAGCGGCGGGCGTACGTGGGTGGCCGGTGGCAGGTGCTGCCGGTGGTCGGCCCGGACGGGCTGTGGGAGTACGACTCCGCGGAGACCGCCTTGGCCGTGGCGACGGGCCTGGCTGTGGGCGGTGAGCGCCCGTGAACGCCGCTGACTTCGTGTGGCTGCTGATCTTCTCCGCGGTCGCGATCGTCGGTGCCCTGGTTGTCGGGGCTGCGCTGCCCCCGCGGGGTGGTCGCCGTGGATGAGGCCACCGAACTGGACGTCCTGCGCGGGCTCCTCGCGTTCGGCGGGGCTGTCGGCGCCTGGTGGATCGCCGGGGCGTCGGCCCTGTGGGTGCAGCGCGTCGTGCCGCGCGCCGTGCACGCCACGGCGGACGCGGCCCGTGACCGGGCTCTCGTTGCCCGGTGCTGGCTCGACGAGCTGACGGAGTACCTGCACTCCACCCCTGCCGCGCGACCCGCGGCCCACCTTTCCTCTCGTACGACCGGGATCCATGGGGGACTCCGATGAACAACTTCTTGCCCGCCTTCGCGTTCATGGCGGTCGTCGTGGCCGCCACCGGAGCGCTGACCGGGTCCTTCCACGAGGTGCTGCCGCCGGAGCCGTGCCCGCGTGGGTGCGGCGCCCCGGCCACCGCCGGACACCAGTGCACCGGGGGTGCCCGATGACCGAGCCCCGCATCCACCGCATCACCCCGACCCCGCTCCCGGACGGCGCCGACCTCGGCGTGGAGGGGTACGCGCGGCAGCTCCTCGCCGACGTGATCGGTGTGCTCGCCGACCGGGACGACCTGCGTGAGGACCTGGACCGGCTCCTCGACACGGACGCCCCGAGGCATGACCCGCACGTGCAGGACACCGGGTCCCGCGACGACAAGTTCATCGACGACCTCGTCCGGGCGCTGGGCCCGGCGACCCTGACGATCCGTATGCGCACCCGCGAGGCGGGGCGCCTGGCCGAGTCCCTGTCGGAGATCGCCGACCCGCTGGTGGTGCAGTGGCCGTGGCTGCGGAGGGGTGAGGTCGCGTGAGCGCCCCGAGGATGCCGGAGATTCGGCAGGCCATCGCCCAGGCCCGCGCCCTGGACGGCCGGGAGGACACGGAGGAGTTCGTCCTCCAGTCCCCCGGGCTGTTGGCCCGGCTGGTGCAGTACCTCGACCTGTACGTCGGGCACGAGCCGACGTTGGCGGAGGAGGAGGCGTACGTCCGGCAGCAGCACCGCGCCGAGACCCGACGCGACGCGTACCTCGAAGCCGCGGACCAGATCGAGGTGTGGCAGAACGACGCCGACGACGCGGTCGCCCTGGATCACGGGGCGCTGACCGACGCGGAGACCGCGGCCCATGTCGCGGTGCGCCGGATGGCGAAGGCCCTCCGCGAGGTGGCCGCCGCGATGGCCGCGGGCGAGCCCGCCCGGCCCGCGCCGCGTACCCGCGTCCTCACGCAGGCCTTCGCCGGGGCCAACCCGCACCTGACGATCCGCCTGGAGTTCGGCCCGGAGTACACCAACGACGGCGTCCAGGCCATCACCGACCGGGTCCGGGCCGCCGCCCGCAACGGGCTCGTCGAGGTCACGGAGGGCGGTGAGCCCCGTGGCTGACCCCGTCCTCCTCGCCGTCGCCTCCCGCGCCACCAGCGTCGCCGACTGCCGACACCTGCTCGACATGCTCGGCCTCCTCCCCACCGTCACGGAAGCGGAATCCGCGCTCCCCCAGGACGACCAGGAACACGGCCGGATGAGCACCTACCGGCACGGCTGCCGCTGCCAGGACTGCCGCAACGCCAACGCCCGCCGCCACAAGCAGTGGCGTCACCGCGCCGCCCACAACCCCCAGAGCGCAGACCGTGCGGGCCACGGCAACGCGAGCACTTACAACAACCACGGTTGCCGGTGCGAACCGTGCACCGAGGCGCACATGGCACGCATCAACGCCTACCGCGCGGCCCGGAAGGCGGCTGCCGCATGACCGCCGTCCTGACGCGCCGCGCGCACCTCGCGCTGGCCATACAGCACATGCCCGAGCCGATCCGCGCCGCTGACCTGGCCGCCGCCAACGCCGCGGCCGGGTTCGGCGCCGCCCGGAACACCGGACGCCTCGACGCCCGTGCGCTCGTCCGCGCCGGGCTCCTGGCCCCCCTGCCCGGGCCCGGCAACCGCACCTACACCCGCACCACGACGGAGGCCACCGCCTCATGACCACCCAGACCCTGACCGGGGCCACCACCCCGGCCGGCGGCCGGGACCTCCCCGGCGGCATCTACCAGATGACCGCCGAGGAATACCACGCCGACCCCGTCCCCGGCGGCTCCCTCTCCTCCAGCGGCGCCCGCAAGCTCCTCGCCCCGTCCTGCCCCGCGAAGTTCCGCTACGAGCAGGACCACGGCCAGCAGGCCCGTGCCGTGTTCGACTTCGGCCAGGCCGCACACATGCACGTCCTCGGCGAAGGCCCCGAGATCGTCATCGTCGACGCCGACGACTGGCGCACCAAGTCCGCACAGCAGCAGCGCGCCGAGGCCCGCGAACGCGGCGCCGTCCCCGTCCTCACCGCCGAGTACGACCGCATCAAGGCCATGGCCGCCGCACTCCGCGAACACCCCATCGCCCGGGCCCTGTTCGACCCGGACCGAGGCCGCCCCGAGCAGACCCTCATCTGGCGCGACCGCCGCACCGGCGTCATGCGCCGCGCCCGCCTGGACTGGCTGCCCGACCCCGGGCCCGGGCGGCTGATCATCCCCGACTACAAGACCTGCGCTTCCGCCGAGCCCGCCGCCCTGGCGCGCGCGGTCGCGACGTACGGCTACCACCAGCAGGACGACTGGTACCGGGCCGGCGCCCGCGCCCTTGACCTCGCCGACGAGGCCGCAGCGTTCGTCTTCGTCTGCCAGGAGAAGACCCCGCCCTTCGTGGTCACGGTCTTCGAGGTCGATGCCGCGTCGCGCCGGATCGGCGCCGCCCGCAACCGCCGCGCGATCGAGGTCTTCGCCGAGTGCCAGCGCACCGGCCGGTGGCCCGGCTACGGCGACGACATCGCCTACCTCTCCCTTCCCCCGTACGTCGAGCGCGCTGATACCGAGGAGTACCTGTGAGCCACCAGTCCATCGAGCGCATGACCCCGGCGGCGGCCCCGGCCCGGGTCGGGCAGGGCACCGCGGTGGAGCAGTCCCGCGCGGTCGCCGAGGTGCAGGCCGCGATCGTCGTCGCGCAGCAGTGCCCCCGCAACATCACCTCCGCCATCGCCGAGATGCAGCAGGTCTGCAAGCGGCGCGCGCTCGCGGAGAAGGCGTTCTACTCCTTCCCCCGCGCGGGCAGCACCGTGTCCGGGCCGACCGTGCAGCTTGCCCGGGAGCTGGCCCGCTGCTGGGGCAACATGCAGTACGGGCTGATCGAGATGCGCCGCGACGACGAGTACGGCGAGTCCGAGATGCAGGCCTTCGCGTGGGACGTCGAGAAGAACAGCCGCGTCTCCTCGACGTTCATCGTCCCGCACCGCCGCGACACCAAGACCGGTCCCACGAAGCTCACCGACATGCGGGACATCTACGAGTCGAACGCCAACAACGGCGCCCGCAGGGTTCGCGAGCAGATCTTCGCCGTGCTGCCCGGATGGTTCGTCGACGAGGCCATCGACACCTGCCGCAAGACCCTCGCCGACGGCGGCGGGGTCCCGCTGCCGCAGCGCGTCTCGCAGGCGGTCCAGGCGTTCGAGGGGATCGGCGTGCACGTCGACCGCATTGAGACGCGGGTGGGTCGGCCGTCGGGGAAGTGGACGGAGCACGACCTCACCGAGTTGCAGATCCTCTTCCGGTCGATCAACCAGCGGGAGGTCACAGTCGATGAGGCGTTCCCGCAGCCGCGGGTGACCGTCGACGAGATCACCCAGGCCGCCGCGCGGCCCGCCCGTACACCGGGGCGACCGGTCGAGCGCAGCGTCGACTCGGCGCCGCACGAGTGGGACGTGAACGACCTCGCCGCGACGCTCGGGATGACCGAGGACGACCTCGACGAGCGGTGCATCCGCGTGACGGGCGGCCCGTTCGCGACCGCCAGCCCGGAGCAGATCCGGACCCTCACCTTGAGCCTCGTGGCCGAGGTGGATGCGCTCGACCGCGCCCAGCAGTAGCCACCCGCTTCGCGGCCGCGCCCGCCCGTCCGAAGCAGGCGGGCGCGGCCACCACAAGGAGAGCACATGAAGTTCATCGAGATGCGCCGGGGCGCCTGGGACACGGAGACCACCGGCCCCGACCCCACCACCGCCCGCATCGTCACCGCCGCCTTCATGGTCCGCGGCGGCGGCCGAGACGACACCGTCATGTCGTGGGTCATCAACCCCGGCGTGCCCGTCCCGGACGAGGCCGCCGAGATCCACGGGTACACCACCGAACGCGTGCAGGCCGAAGGCCAGGACCCTGCGGTTGCGCTGGACGAGATCGCGTCCCGCCTCACCGCGGCAATCGGCTGGGGCATGCCGCTGGTGGCGTTCAACCACTCCTTCGACTGGTCGGTGCTGCACTACGACCTCCAGCGCAACAACCTGCCGACCGTCGCCGACCGCGTCGGCCCGGACGCGGTCCTGCCGCTCCTCGACCCGCACGTCATCGACAAGCAGATGGACAGGTACGTCCGCGGCACCGGCATGCGGAAGCTGAAGCCGACCGCGGAACGGTACGGCGTGGAGCTGGAGGACTGGCACACCGCCGAGGCCGATGCCCTGGCCGCGCTGCTGATCGCCGAGGCCCAGTTCGACGGGCGGTACGCCCGGCTGGGCGAGGTGTGGGACCGCGGGCCCGCCGCCATGTTCGAGGCGCAGCAGAAGTGGCGCGCAGACCAGCAGGCGTCACTGGCCGCGTGGTTCACGGGGCGTGGCGAGCACGAGACGGCGGCGTCCGTCCGTACGGAGTGGCCGCTCATTCCGGCTGCGGGCGGGGTGGCGTGATGACGACGAAGCGCACCCTCTCGCGTCAGCTCGCGGACGCCCGCGCGCAGATCCGCCGCCTCGCCGACGCCCGCGAGGACGCGGTCGGCACGGCGGGCACGGAGCACTTCAACGTCGTCCGCCTCGCCAAGCAGCTCGCGGAAGCCCGCGAGGAGAACGACGCACTGCGCCGCCGACTCGAAGCCCGCCTGACCACCACGGCCCCGGCCGACTGGGCGGAGGAACGGTCCGTGTTGCGGCGCGCGCTGGTCCTGTGCGAGCGGGCCCGGGCGTCGCTGGACGCACAGTGCCGCCAGCTCGGCGCAGTGAACGACCGCATGAACCGCGAGCTCCACGACAGGGCGGAGGTGGCGGGCTGATGCACATCACCGAAGCCATCGCCGCCTCCATCGTCGCCCTCTCTGGGGTCGTCGTGGCCGTCGCAGCGGGGGTGTGGACGTGGCGGCAGGCCCGCCCCGCCACAGCCCCGCAGCAGCCCGCGCGGCGCCCGGCCGCGGACGCGTACCTGCCCTGCCACACCCCCGTGTGCGGGCACATGACCACCCCGCACGACCGCACCCCGGCAGGCCTGACCTGCCGCAGCTGCGGCACCACCACGGAGGTCGAGCAGTGAACACGCTCCCCCTCACCGCCCCGGCCGCCACCACGGCGGCCGGGGCCCCGGCCCCCGACATCACCATCACCGTCCACGGCCACCGCCCCGCCCCCCAGGGCTCCAAGCGGCACGTCGGCAACGGCCGCCTCATCGAACAGTCCAAGCGCGTCAAGCCCTGGCGTGCGGCCGTCGAGGACGCCGCAGTCGCCGCCATGACGTCCGGGCACATTGGTGCCACGCCGGTGCACCGCCCGCCCCTCGACGGCCCGCTGTCCATCGAGATCGCGTTCACCGTCCGCAAGCCCGCCTCCGCCCCGAAGCGGCGCACGACCTGGCCGACGACCCGCGACAGCGGCGACATCGACAAGCTGCTCCGTGCGACGTTCGACGCGCTCACCACCTCCGGGGCGATCGCCGACGATTCCCGGGTCGTCGAGGTCGTCGCGCGGAAGGTGTTCCCCGGGGAGGGGCTGGACGCCCTGGACGAGCCGGGCGCGGTCATCCGCGTCTGGCGCCTCCCCACGGCGGTGGCTCAATGATGACCGCCCTCGCGCTCTTCGACACAGACGCCGTCCTCACTACGCAGTGCGCGCGCTGCGACCAGCCCGCCACTACCCGGGTGCACACCCGGCCCGACCTCCAGGCCCGGGACACCTGGCCGTACGCCGTCACCGGACCCACCACGGTCACCTCCCCACCCCTCCACGCCGGGGCCGACAGCGCACCCATGTGCGGGCCCTGCGCGGCCGACATGGTCACGGCGTGGCGCAGCAGGCACCGCGCCCCCTGCGGCGCCACCTACGACCTGTGGCACGTCTGGACCACACGGGTCGGACCGGACCGGGCGGTGACAACGTGAGCGCCCCCACCCCCATCGGCCTCGTCTACGCCATCACCCAGCTCACCGCCGCGGGCAAGAGCGCCCGCGAGATCGGCCAGCAGCTCGGCATCAGCCCGCGCACCGTGACCCGCTGGCGCACCAAGCCTGTGGCCGAGCCCGCGCCCGAGACGCCGGCCACCACCTGGACCGACAAGGCGCTGTGCCGCTTCGACGAGCCCGAAGTCTTCTTCAACGATCGGTACCTCGGAGCCGCCCGCGCCACGTGCCGGACCTGCCCCGTACGCCGGCAGTGTCTCGCCCTGGCCCTGACCGCCGAAGGCACCCTGTCCAAGCACAACAGGTACGGGGTCTTCGGGGGTCTCACCCCCGAAGAGCGCGCCGCCCGGGCGCAGGCGTCATGACCGCCCGCACGCGGCGCCGTTCCGCGATCCCCGAATTCCACCCCGGCCAGATCCTCGACTGGTCGTCCTCCGCCCACTGGGACTACGACGGGCCCGGCCCGTGCCGCTACTGCGGCCAGCCCACACGGCTCCTCGACTCCCACCGGCACCACGCCCACAAAACCTGCGCCGAAGCGGCGTTGGCCGCGCAGTACGCCCAGGCCCAGGCCGACTACCAGGACGGTGCCCTGTGACCGCCCCACGCACCGCACACGAGCGCTGGTGGGAACACGCCGCCTGCAAAGGCCAGCCCCTCGAAGCGTGGTTCCCGCCCGCCGGTGCCAACGCCCTCCCCTCCTACGCACGGGCCCGCCGAACCTGCGCCGCCTGCCCCGTCCTGGCCGCCTGCCTCGACGAAGACATCCAAACCAGCTCCCTCCACCACCGCTTCGGCATGCGCGCCGGCCTCCTGCCCGAAGAGCGCGACGCCATCGCCCGCGGCGACATCACCGCAGACCAGGCCCTCGATCAGGCGCTCGCCGACCTCGAACCCCAGGAGACCACCGTGACCGTCACCGACATCACCCCCACCCCGCCCCCGGCCGAGCAGATCCCCACGACCACCGAAGCCCTCATCGAGTGGGGTGCCGCCCACACCTCCAGCCGCGTCCAGTCCCTCGCGGGTAAGGCCCGCTCCGCCCTGGCCGACCTGCGGCAGGCCGCCGAGCGCGAGGCCCGCGTCACGGACGCCGAGGCGCGGATCAAGCGGCTCAAGGCGCAGCTGGCGAACGCCGAGCGGGACCTGGCCGCAGCGAAGAGCACGAAGCCGAAGCCGGGCAGCACGACCACCCTCCCCGCCGGGACGACCGCGGACTACCCGGCGATCCGCGCCTGGGCCCGGGAGAACGGCATCAGGGTGCCGGAGCGGGGCATCCCGAAGCGCGAGATCCGCGACGCGTACTACGCCGCCCACAACGCCGCCTGACCACGCCCCGAGAGGACCACCGCACCATGACCATCCACCGCGGCACCGACCGCACCAACACCGCCACCACCTACCGCACCCGGTACGAGGCCGGCGACAGCATCCGCGGCATCGCCTTCGCCACCGGCCGCTCGTACGGGTACGTCCGGAACCTGCTCCTCGAAGCGGGCACCACGCTCCGCCCGAAGGGCGCCCTCCGCCGCGGCGGAAGCGTCCGGAGCGTGGCCCGGTGACGTACTTCCACGGCGGCATCCCCGGCCTCACGGCGGGTGACTGGATCCTGCCGCCCGACCAGACCGGCACCACCCGGACCCTGTCCGCGATCGCCGCCGAGCACGGCGGCCCGGCCTACGCCACCCGCACGGACATCGTCTACGTGACGACCGGCCGCGACGTCGCCCGCTCCTTCGCCGCGTACTACCCCGACGGCGCCCTGTACCGGGTCGAGCCCGACGGGGCCCTGGAGCCGGACCCGGACAGCGGGATCCCGGGCCTGTCGTGGCAGTGCCCGCGCGCCCAGGTCGTGGCCGTCGTCGACCCCGTCGTGCTGTTCCGCACCCGCACGCCGGAGCGCTGGCTCCGCATGCTCCAGCCCACCACCGCCTGAACCACGAAGGACACCCCGATGGGATTCAGCCGCTCCACCTACTTCGCCTACGGCCTCCGTATCAACACCGACCAGTACGCGTGGGTCGAGTCCGAGCACGCCGAGGCCGAACTGCCGAAGATCAAGGCCGATTGCCCCGACGTCGGCCACCTCTCGGCCGGTGACTACGACCGGGACATGTTCTTCCTCGTCACCAAGTGCAACGAGGTCGACCTCGGCGAGTACGAGCACGTCACCCCCCAGAGCGCCACCGCCGAGCAGCTCGCCGACTGGGACCGGCAACTCGTCGCCGCCGCCATGGCCCTCGGCTACAAGGACACGTCCGCGCCCGGCTGGCTCGTCGTGCCCGACTGCTCCTGACCCGCCCGGCCCGCGGCGACTTCCCCCGCCGCGGGCCCCCGCACAGCACAAAGCCCCGCACAAGGCGGGGCCAGCACGGAGAGGAGAGGGCCGTGTCAGGACTCGGACTTGGCCGCCGCGCGCCGCGCAATGTTCTCGGCCGCCAGGACGTCGCCGGGCGCCGCCACCGGGCGCTCGCCGAGGGCGTCCAGGGCGCGCTCGTAGAAGTCGAACGGCACGATCACGGCTGCCTCCTTCCGACGGTTGATCAGCACCGTCGCCTCTCCGCCGAAGCGGGCGCGCGAGATCACCTCACCGAGGACGTTGCGCGCCTCAGCGATCTTCGCGTGGTGCTCGGTACGGGTGCTCATGCCGCCAGGGTAGCGGAATCGCTACAGATCACAACAGCGCGAATTTGCGTTCTTAGCTATGATGGTCACGTTAGGCACGATCAAGGCGAGCCCCCCTGAAGGGTCCGATTTCACATGCCCTGAGCCCCTGACCAGCACAAACCGAAAGAAGCCCCGATGCCCTGGGTCCGCCTGGACGACCGCTTCCCCTCACACCGCAAGGTCGCGCTCCTGTCCGACCGCGCCTTCCGGCTGCACGTCTCCGCGCTCTGCTGGGCCTCGGAGAACCTGACCGAGGGCAAGATCCTCGACCGCGAGTTGCCCGTCATCGCCCGCATCCGCGGCATCAAGGCCACCGCCAAGGAACTGGAAGCCGCCGGGCTGTGGGACCGCGCCGAGGGCGGCTGGACGATCCACGACTACCTCGAATACAACCCCGACCGCGCCAAGGTCCAAGCCGAACGCGAAGCGAACGCCCTCCGGCAGCAGGCATGGCGAGACCGGAAGAAGGCCGAGAAGGAAGCTAAGGCCGCCGCAGAGAAGGCTGTCCGTAACGCCGCGCGTAACGGCGTTACGGACAGCCCCTCGGAGCACCGAAACGACACGACGGCAACAGCAACGCGACACGACGGCGACACGAACGCGGAAGAAAACCGCCTCACAAATCAGCAGTCACCGCAGGTCAGCGAGATTCGTAACGCCGTTAATAACGGCACCCCGTCCCGTCCCGTCCCTCCTTCTCCTTCAGAGAAGGAGAAGGAGGAAGAGACAGCTAGCTACGCGCGCTCGCCCGAGCCGCCCCGCATCGGCGACCGCCCCCGCATCCCCGCGGCCTCGCAACCCCTCGTTGACGAACTGGAGCGCGCCGGCCTCGTCGTCGGCTGGGACCTCGACTCCGCCGAGTGGTTCCTCATCGAGGCCCTGATCCAGCGGTGCACCATCCCCCGCCTCGTCGTCTCCGCCCGCTCCAGCTGGCAAGGCGCCCGCAAGCAGCCCCGCAGGGGCAACTACTTCATCCCCGCCTGGCGAGTCCTCGCCGACGCCCCCGCCCAACCCGAAGCCGAACAGGGCTACTTGCCCGCCGCAGTCGGCGACAACGTCCACCAGCTTCCCGACCCCAGCCAGCGCCCCTCCGTCACCGACGCCCGCGTCAACCAGGCCATCGAAGCCGGGCGCCGCATGCAAGCACTCGCCGACGCCAAGCGCGCCCAGGAGCAGTCATGACCGACACCATCACCTTCGCCGAGATCGGACTCCTCCTCGGCCTCGCCGCAGCCCGCGACCAGCGCACCGTCGGAGACGCCGACACCCTCGCCTGGCACGCCGACCTCAACGCCGCCAGCATCGACTACCAGACCGCCGAAGCCGCCCTCTCCCGCTTCTACGTCGACCAGGCCGGGACCCCCGCCGACAAGCGCTACCGCGCCACCAGCCCCGACATCATCGGCATCGCCCGGAAGATCCGCGCCGAACGCCTCACCAACTACACCTACGTCCCGCCCGAAGGCGACCAAGACCCCCAGTACCTCCACCGCCTCCGCGGGCAGATCGCCGACGTCGCATCCGGAGCCGTCCCCGCACCCACCACCCCCCTCGCCATCACCGGCGGCCCGCACCCCGACGTCACCGCCCGCCTTGCCGCGATCGGCCGCTACATCCCCGACCACGTCCGCCAGGAACTCGCGCCCCACCGCCCGGCCGCCGCCGCCCGCGAAGCTGCCATCCGCACGGGAAGCGCCGACTACCTGGCCGTCGACTGCCCCTGGTGCAAGGCGCGCTCAGGCCAGCAGTGCCAGCGCGGTGGGCGCCCCGGCGCCTCCCGGGCAAGGACCACGCCGCACCCGTCCCGTGTCGAAGCCGCCGAAGCCGCACTCGGCCACCGGGAGACGGCGTGACCGACCCCACCGAGGACGACATCACCGCCCTCCGCCGCCAGGGCGACCTGGGTGCCTACCTCCGCGACCTCATCCGACCAACCCGCCACACCCCCGAGCCCCGAGCAGGGCCCGACACCCCCACCCACGGACCCGGACACCACCGAGGCGCCTGGCCACACGGCACCCACCCGGCCACCTCCGCGATCTGCACACCCGACTGCAACTGCGCCACACCGCCCCCGACCTGAACGGAGACCACCCCGATGCCCGAGACCCGCCTCCAGTGCCTCACCCCCAGCGACGCCGAAATGGTCATCGCCGAGCACGCCGACTACTTCGGCGCCGGCCCGTCCAACACCGTCCGCCAGGACGGCGCGACCGTCGTCATCGACTACTTCGACAAGCGGTGGCCCCTCGACATCGCCGAGTGGGCAGCCGAGCAGGGCCACGCGTCCGACTCCGCTGCCGCCCGCGTGATCGCCGCTCTCTGACCCGCCGAACCCGCACCGCCATCCGAACCGGAGACCTCCATGCCGACCAACCCCAGCCCCTGCCCCGGCTGCACCAACCGCCGCGCGCCCGGCAAGTACCTCTGCGCCACCTGCTGGTCCGCCCTCACTGCTGCCGCCCGCCGCCAGCTCAACCGCCGCGGCGACGGCGCCATCACCCGCTACCGGTCCCTCCACGACCAACTCCAGGCCGGCGTCCCACTGGCCGACATCCGCATCGACTGATTGGCCATACGCCCACCTGAGCCCCGAACACACCCCCGAGTAACCGCACACCCGCACGACACCCCCAACGCCCCGCACACGCCCACACGGCGCCGCCCACAACCCCCGCCAGGAGAACTGATGACCCAGCCCAACCCGGTTCCGGCACCGACCGCGCGCCCACAGCGCACCGAGCAGCCACCGCCCACGGTCGCCGCGATGCAGGCCGCTGCTGGCGCGCTGCACTTCGAGCGGTTCGGCACCACCGACCCGGAAGCCGCCCGCGCCGCCGCGCGCTGGTACGCCGAAGCCGCAGCCGAGGTCGCACACATCGAGGACGACGCAGCCCGCGAGGAGCAGCAGGACCGGGCGATCACCCGGTGCGCCCACGCAGCTGGCGACCACCAGTGGTGCGACGTCACCTGCGAGGTCGCGATGCCGTCCGAGGCGATGCGCAACTTCATCGTGGCGAAGGGTTACCCGGGTACGGCGGGCGCGCTCGCCGAATTGGAGCGGCGAGCCGCGGCCCAGGCCCAAGTGCCCGCCGTGCTGTCCGAGGCTGAGCGGACCACGCTCACCTACGCCCTCGACCAGGCCCAGGAACGCATCTGGGCCGACGCCGGCTTCACCGAGCAGGACCAGGCAGCCGTGGACTCCCTGCGCCGCCTCACCATCCCGGCAGGCGGTGAGCAGGCGTGAGCACCCCCACTTACCGCGTCCTCGTCACCGGCTCCCGCGACTGGCACCAGCCCGTCAGCATCGAGATCGCCCTCACCTCCCTGCTCCTCACCCGCCGCCACATAACCGTCGTCCACGGCGCGTGCCCGCGCGGCGCCGACGCCATGGCCCACGCCTGGGCCACCACCCGCGGCATCGAGGTGGAGCCGCACCCCGCCGATTGGCAGCAGCACGGGAAGGCCGCAGGGTTCCGCCGCAACGCCGAGATGGTCAACCTCGGTGCTGACCTGTGCCTCGCGTTCATCCGCAACAGCTCCCGAGGCGCGTCGCACACCGCGGCGCTCGCCGACGCCGCGGGCATCCCCGTGAGGCGGTGGACCGCATGAGCGCGCCCGCCCTGGCCCTGTTCCCCGTCGAAGCCATCCCCCGCCCGCGGCCGGCCGCGCCGCCCGGACCGGTCGCGGCCCCGCGGTGCACCTGGCACCGCGGCGACGAGCTCCCGCCCGCCACCCACCGCCTCATCGTCGCCATCAACCTGCTCCACCCTTGCTGGTGGCGCGACTACGCGCCCGGCCGCACGTACATGGTCGGCACCGCGATCTGCGCCGAGCACGCCGCACGCGGCGGAAGCGGCCTGTGGGGCGACGAGATGGTGCAGCACTTCATCCCCCTCGACCAGGAGATCCGCCCGTGACCGACACCCTGCGCATCGCCACCATGGACCCCGCCCTCGGCCTGGCCCTCGTCGACTGGCTCGACACCGCCGCCAACGACGCCGAACAGATCGGCGCGTCTCCGCAGGCGTTGGCCGTCGCCCGCCTCATCAACCAGGAGCAGCCGTGATCTGCCCGCCCTGCGCCCGCGCCGCCGACACCCACGCACCCCGCGACCAGCACTGCGCCGACCCCAAGTGCATGTGCGGCCACCGCACCGACCGCTACCGGGCCCCCGCCGAAACGCCCCACGACGCGCTGCCGTGCACCTGCACCTTCAGCGAACGGTGCACCGCCTGCCGCGCCTCCAACGACGCGCCCACCGGGCTGGCCGCCATCGCCGCCGCGTACGACCAACTCGACCGCACCACCCAGGCACACACCGAACTCGTCGAGGCCCGCATCGCGCAGGTCGAGGCGCAGCCCGGCGACCGCATCGTGATCATCCCGCGCACCACCAAGGAGGACTGACCCATGCCCACCACCCCCTGCAACGCCAGCATCATCGGCGTCGGCAACCAGCCCGACACCCCCATCACCTGCCACGGAGAAGCCGGACACCCCGGCCCGCACCAGCACACCGTCCTCGGCCAGTGGACCGACGACACCAACGGCGCCGAACCCCACCGCGACACCACGAAGGAGAACTGACCATGCCCAAGCCCACCGTGGGCCGCATCGTCCACTACGTCAGCACCGCCACCGGCACCCCCGTCTGCCGCGCAGCAATCGTGACCGAGACCCGCGACCAGCGCATCAGCGTGCAGGTGTTCCTCCCTGACACGATCTTCCCCGACAGGGACGTCGCGCACAGCGAGACCTCCCACGAGGGCGGCACCTGGCACTGGCCCGAACGCACCGAGGACTGACCCACCCCCGGGCGCCCCGCCATCCCGGGGCGCCCACCCCAGCAAGGAGCACCACATGCCCACCCCCGCCGACCCCGCCGAGCAGCGCCGCATCCTCCGCCGCACCCTCGAACGTGCCCTCCGCCAACACACCGCAGGACGGCCCAGCGCAGCACCCGCCCTCGCCGAAGCGGCGTGGCGCATCATCGGCCCCGCCCTCGAACAACGCGACCACCGCATCGACGAGCTGCGCGCGGCCAGCACATGCGACGCGTCCCTCGACACCGGGTTCGGGCAGCCGATGGGCCCGTGCGTCCTCCGCGGCCACCACGACGGGCCCGTACACCAAGACGCCACCGGCGCCCGCTGGTGGAACACCACCCCTGACCAGCAGTCATAGCCGACAGGCATAACCCCATGCGACGATCAACAACCAGGGAGGAGGGAGCAGCATCATGACCAACGACGACGCCCCTTGGACTCTCAACCACCAGCCGCGAATCCTCATCCAGAACGAAGCCCGCCCCGGCGCGCCGGACACGGACGGGCGCACCTGGACGGAACGGCGACTCACCGGCCTTGGGGTGGCCTTCTGCGACTGCGGCTACACCACGGGCCTCGTGCCGCGCGAGCAACTGCCGGACGGTCTCCAGTTCGCTCGCGAGCACCCGCCGTTCGGCTCGGCTGCGCTCGCGGCGGCGGAAGGAGGCACCCGGTGACCACTGAACCCGGCGCCCGCGACTGGGAAGCCGAAGGCATCCCCCCACCCCCACCAGCAGCCGACCCCCGCCGCAACCCTGGCAATGGCCGCTACATGCCCAACCCCGCCACAGACGCCCGCTGCGCCTGGGCCGCCGCCCGCTGGGCCATCGACGGCTGGACCATGCAAGAGATCAGCGACACCATGGGGCTCGGCAGCAAAGGCAACGCCCACCGGCACATCCAACGCGGCCTACGCGCCACCCGGGAAGCCACCGCCGCCACCGTTGAGCAGGCCCGCGCCGCACACCGCACCCGCCTGGAGTACGCCGTTGAGGTCGTTCTCGACATCCTGGAGACGGAGCACATCACCGTCTCCCACGGCCGCGTCGTCAAGGACGACCAGGGCAACACGATCATCGACGACGCCCCGCTCCTCGCCGCCGCCGACCGCCTCCGCGCCCTCTCCGAGTCCCTGCGGAAGCTCGACGGCCTCGACGCGCCCGCGCAGGTCCAGCACTCCGGCGACGTCACCTACCAGCTCATCGGCATCGACCCGGAAGACCTCAAGTGACCGCGACCGTCGTCCGCTACGAGCCCCGCGGCGCAGCCCTGGACATGTTCCGGTCGAAGGCCAACGAGATCCTCATGTCCGGCGCGGCCGGCACGGGCAAGAGCGTCGGCGCGCTCATGAAGGTCCACCTCGCCTGCCTCCACACCCCCAAGGTGCGGGCCCTGATCGTCCGCAAGACCCACGCCTCCCTCACCGCGTCCACGCTGGTGACGTTCCGGCAGAAGGTCGCCGCCGAAGCGATCGCCGCCCAGGTCGTAAAGTTCTACGGCGGGTCCGCGCAAGAGCCCGCCGCGTTCCGGTACAGCAACGGGTCCGCGATCGTCGTCGGCGGACTCGACCGCGCCACCCGGCTACTGTCCACCGAGTACGACCTGTGCTTCGTCGACGAGGCGATCGAGACGACCGCCGAAGACCTCGACACGATCGTCACCCGGCTGCGGAACGGGCGACTCTCCTACCAGCAGTTGATCATGGCGACGAACCCCGGGCCCCCCACCCACCACCTCAAGCAGCGCGCCAACGCCGGGCGCTGCCAGATGCTGTACTCCCGCCACGAGGACAACCCCCGCCTCTACCACGACGGCGAATGGACCGAGTACGGGCGCGCCTACCTCGAACGCCTCGACAGCCTCACCGGCGCCCGCAAGGACCGCATGCGCTTCGGCAAATGGGTGGCCGCCGAAGGCCTCGTCTACGAGGCGTGGGACCCGGCCGTGCACCTCGTCGACCCGTTCGAGGTACCGAAGGACTGGACCCGCTGGTGGTCCGTCGACCTCGGCTACGTCAACCCGACCGTGATCCAGTTCTGGGCCGAGGACCCGGACGGCCGGCTGTTCCTCTACCGGGAGATGTACCGCACCAAGACCCTCGTGGAAGACCACGCCCGCGCCGTGCTCCGTACGGTGCAGCGCTGCGTGAGCCACTGCCGGGCCAACAAGACCAGCTCGCACAACTGCTTCACCTGCGAGGCCTGCGTGACCGAGTGGACCGAGCCGCGGCCGCGCGCGGTCATCACCGACCACGACGCGGAGGACCGGGCGACGTTGGAGCGGCACCTGAAGCTGTCCACCACCGCGGCGCACAAGGGCGTGTCGGACGGGATCCAGGCCGTGCAGGCGCGGCTGAAGCCCGCGGGCGACGGTCGGCCGCGGCTGTTCATCATGCGCGGCGCGCTGGTGGCGCGGGACCCGGAGCTGGACGCGGCGAAGAAGCCGTGCTCGACGGAGGACGAGATCACCGGGTACGTCTGGGACCGGGGCACGGCTGCGCAGCAGGCGGGCGAGAAGCCCGCGAAGGACGCCCCGTTGAAGCTGAATGATCACGGTATGGACGCGATGCGGTACGTGGTGGCTGAGCGGGATCTCGGCGGCCGGCCGCGGATCCGCCGCCTGTAGTCCGCGGCGCGCTCGCCGCACCCAACTTTCGAGGAGTCGTCATGAGGATCCCCACACCCCGCGCACCGAAGAATTTCCTGCCACTAGCCAACTTGACAGGAGGATTTACACTCATGGCAGTGGGATTCGGGATTATCTTCGGACTCGGCGTTGGGCTCGTCGTGGGCGGGGCGCTCTGGGTGACGGCCCAGACGGTGGCGTACAGCGAGAGGGGGCCCAGTGGGCAAGACACTGCTGGACCCCCTCCGCGCCGTACTCCGTAACGCTGCCGCCAACCCCCCAGTCCCCTACGCCTCCACCCGCGGCGGCCGTCTCGGCGGGATCCTCGGCCGGCCCGCGGGCATGGAAGCGCAGATGCGCGCCCAGGGCACCAACGGCACCCTCTTCGCGATCGTCGACCGCACGTGCACGTCGTACTCGCAGGTCGAGTGGCGCCTCTACCGCAAGGCCCGGTCCGGGCTGAAGAACGACCGCACCGAGGTCACCGCGCACGCAGCCCTCGACCTGTGGCACGCCCCGAACCCGTTCATGACCGGGCCCGCGTTCAGGGAGGCAGCCCAGCAGCACGAGGAACTGACGGGGGAGCAGCGGTGGGTCATCTCCCGCCACGCCGCGTCGTCCCTGCCGTTGGAGCTGTGGCCCGTCCGCCCCGACCGCATCGAGCCCATCCCCTCGGCGACGGAGTTCCTCTCGGGGTACGAGTACCGCGGGCCCGGAGGCGAGGTTGTCCCGCTCGGTCTGGACGACGTGATCTCCATGCTGCGCCCCAACCCGCTGGACCCGTACCGCGGGCTCGGCCCCGTGCAGACCGTCCTCGTCGACCTCGACGCCTCCCGGTACAGCAGGGAGTGGAACCGGAACTTCTTCGTGAGCTCGGCCGAGCCGGGCGGGGTCCTCCAGGTCGAGAAGCGCCTCGACGACGACGAGTTCGACGAGCTACGCGCGCGCTGGAACGAGCAGCACCGCGGCGTCGCAGCGGCCCACCGGGTTGCGATCCTGGAGAACGGCATCCAGTGGGTCGACCGCAAGTACACCAACCGCGACATGCAGTTCGCCGAGCTGTCCCAGGTGAGCGACGAGAAAATCCGCGGCGCGTTCGGCTTCCCCAAGCCCCTCCTCGGCGCCGTTGACGACGTCAACAGGGCCAACGCGGACGCCGCCGAGGTCGTCTTCGCCCGCTGGCTCCTCGTGCCCCGACTGGAACGCACCAAGGCCGCCCTCAACACCCGGCTCCTGCCCATGTACGGGCCCAGCGCGCGCGACCTGGAGTGGGACTACGTCTCCCCTGTCCCCGAGGACGCAGACGCCGAAGCCGCACGGCTCACCTCCAAGGCCGAGGCGGTGCAGTCCCTCATCGCCGCCGGCGTGTACGGGCCCGACGCCCTCGCCGCGGTGGGCCTGCCGGAGATGGAGTTCGGGCAGCCCGGCAGTGACCCGGACCGGGAGCTGCTGATCCGTCTCGTGACCGGTGCCCCGTCGCTGGCGCCGCTGATCCTGCCCATGCTCGGCTTCCAACTGCCCGCCGAGCCGGGCACGCCCGCGACGACACCGGCGCAGGCCGCGTGGCAGCGCGCCGTCGCAGGGATCACCGGCGGCTCGGACGTCCCCGACGTCGACGACGCCCTCCGCTGGATCGCCGTGTCCGAACACGACGACGACGTGTGCCAGCCCTGCGCCGACAACGACGGCGCGCTCTACAAGAACCGGGCCGACGCCTACGCGGACTACCCCGGCGGGTCCGGCTACATCCACTGCATCGGCGCCCAGTACGGCAACGAGTGCCGCTGCAAGGTCGTCAAGCGCGGCAAGGAGGACTCGTGAGCGTCCTCTGCGCACCCCAACCCGGCCCCTCCGCAAGGCAGTTGACCTGCGGAAACGGTACAATGAGCCGTACGAACACTGGACCCCGGCGGGTGCTGGTAACACCCCCGGGGCATGGCCGACCTTCTGAGGAGATCGACATGGATCAGGCTACCCCTGCCTGCGCGCGCCCGACGAAGAAGTACCCCGCCGGACGCACCGGGACGACCGCCGGGTACACCGCACACCGCGCCCACAGCGAGGCAGCGTGCGGCCCGTGCCGCACGGCGTGGACCGCGAAGTGCGCCGAGCAGAAGCAGAAGGCCAGCCCGGAGGCGCGGGCACGCTGGGACGCCTCGTCCAACGCGGCGGCGAAACGCAAGCGAGCAGAGAGCCGAGCCTGCTCCGGCGGGGCGCAGGGGACCGCGGAAGGCCATGCCGCGCACCTGGCCGCCGGGCAGTACCCGTGCAAGCCCTGCAAGGACGCCGTGCTCATCCCCGGCGCCGCCTGCGCCCGGCCAACGGCCGGGTCCCCCGACGGCCGGACGGGAACGGCCACTGGCTACCAGGCACACCGGGACGAGGGCGAGACCCCTTGCCCCGCGTGCACTGCCGCCCAGACGCAGAAGTCCAACGAGCGTCGGAGCACGCTCTCCGCCGAGGCGCTGGAGACGTACCGACGTGCGAACGCCGAAGCGTCCCGGCGCAGGCGCGAGAGCGACCCCGCCGCGGTCCGGGCCATCAAGCACCGGACCCTCACCAAGAACCGGAACGCAGTGCGGGAGGCCAAGGACCGGCCGTGTGCCGACTGCGGTGTCCATTACCCGTACTACGTCATGGAGTTCGACCACCTCGACGCAATCACCAAGGACTTCAACGTCAGCGCCGGGGTGACGTGCGCGAGCTACGACCGGCTCCTCTCCGAGATCGCCAAGTGCGAGGTGGTGTGCGCCAACTGCCACGCCGAACGGACCCACCAGAGGAAGCAGGCCCGGAAGGGGATGACAGTCGATGCCATGGATTGAGGTCCCCGATTTCCAGCCGCGACGCCCGGCGCAGGCCAAGGCGCAGGAGACGCGCGCCTGGTACTCGATCAAGAACGCGGCGTCGGAGGACGAGGCGGAGATCCTGCTGTACGACGAGATTGGTGGGTGGCTCGGCGTCACCGCCGACGAGTTCGTCGCGGAACTCGGCGCCATCACCGCACCGAAGATCAAGGTCAGGATTTCGAGCCCCGGCGGTTCGGTCTTCGACGGGATTGCGATCGCTAACGCGCTGCGCTCCCACCCCGCACAGACCACCGTGCAGATCGACTCTCTGGCCGCGTCCATCGCGTCCGTCATTGCCATGGCAGGGGACCGCGTGGTAGCCGCCCCGAACGCGACCTTGATGGTGCACGACGCCTCGGGCATGTGCCTTGGTGACGCGGCTGAGATGCAGAAGATGGCCGAAGTCCTCGACCTGATCTCCAACAACATCGCTGACGTCTACGCCGCGAAGGCTGGCGGTACCCGCGACGAGTGGCGGGCCGTGATGCGGAACGAGACGTGGTACCTCCCCGAGGACGCACTCAAGGCGGGCCTGGTCGATGAGGTGATGTCGGCGAAGCAGGCACCTGCGGAGGACGAGCCAGCGCAGATGCGCGCCCGGTTCGACCCTGCGGCGTACGGGTACCGCGGGCCCGCCGAGCCGGAGCGGCCGAAGCCCGGCCCGCCCCCGGCCCGACCGGAGCCCGCCGCCGAGGCACCCGCGCCCGCCCTGGTGATCTCCGTCGCCGACGCCCTCACCGAGACCGAGGTTGCCGCGCTCCGCGAACTGGCGCAGGCGCACCTCGACACCGCGCCCCTCGACCCCCCGGCCACCACCGACCTGGACGAGCTGGCCGACGAGCAGCCTGACGACTGGGCCGCATCCCTGGCCCACCTCACCACGCCCGCCCCCTGGGGGCAGGCCCTCGAACACCTCACCCAGACCCCAGCGTCGTCCGCGACGGACGCCTGAAGGAGGAGACACCATGCCCACTCTCGCCGTCCCGCGGAACCAGGACGAACTCGCCGAGGCCATCGGTGACACCGCGACGCTTAAGGAGATCGCGAAGTCCCCCGAGTCTCTGACGGAGTTCATCGTCAACTACGCCAAGGCCCAGGCCAAGGACGACCCTGCGATCGCCGACCAGATCCGCGACGAGACCCAGCGCCAGTTCGCGGACATCCTCCGCAACGACAAGCTCCTCCAGTCCATCAACCGGCTCAACCTGGACCCGGCGGGGAAGCCCGTCGCCCGGTCGAAGCACTACAACGCGAAGGCTCCCGGTGCCGGCCTCGACGAGCGGTGGGGCACCTGGTCCGACTACTTCGCGGCGACCTGGGCCGGTGCTCGCGGCGCGGACGCGCTCAGCGCCCAGTCCGACATCGCGAAGATCCAGAACGCGTTCGGCAGCACCGTCCCCAGCGACGGCGGGTTCCTCATTCCCGAGATCCTCCGCTCCGAGCTGCTGCGCGTCGCCCTGGAGATGGCCGTCGTCCGCTCCCGCGCCCGCGTCGTCCCGATGGAGTCGCTGACGGTCCCGTACCCGATGCTCGACTCCACCAGCAACGCCAGCTCGGTGTATGGCGGTGTCGTCGGCTACTGGACCGAGGAGGGCGGCTCCCTCACCGACAGCAGCCCGACGTTCGGACGGATCGAGCTGGCGGCGAAGAAGCTGACCCTGTACAGCGAGATCCCCAACGAGCTGTTCTCCGACAGCATCATCAGCCTCCAGCAGTTCATGAACGAGTCCTACCCCGAGGCGCTCGCCTGGTTCGAGGACGTCGCGTTCACCGACGGCAACGGCGTCGGTCAGCCGCTGGGCTACCTCAACGCCCCGGCCGCCGTGTCCGTCGCGAAGGAGTCCGGCCAGGCGGCAGGGTCGATCGTGTGGGAGAACATCGTCAAGGCGTACTCCCGCATGCTCCCCTCCAGCATCGCGCGGGCGGTGTGGGTGGCGCACATCGACACCTTCCCGGAGCTGGCCACCATGGCCCTGTCCGTCGGCACCGGTGGCTCCGCGGTGTGGATCGGCACCCCGGCCGCTGACGGCGCCGGCGCCCCGCCGATGACGATCCTCGGCCGGCCGGTCATCTTCACCGAGAAGGTCTCCTCGGTCGGTACCGCGGGCGACATCAACTTCGTCGACTTCGGCTACTACCTCATCGGTGACCGGCAGGCCATGCAGGCCCAGACGTCCACCGAGTACAAGTTCGGCAACGACAAGACCGCGGTCCGCGTGATCGAGCGGGTCGACGGCACCCCCTGGATCAAAACGGCGATCACCCCGCGGAAGGGCTCCAACACCCTCTCGCCGTTCGTGAAGATCGCCACCCGCTGACCCGCCAGCCCGGGCGGGCACTGACACCCCCGCCCGGGCCGCTCCGACACGGCACTCACCCCCCGCAAGGAAGGCACCCTGATGGCTGCAATGGAAGGACTCGGGCGGAGCTTCGACGTCGCCCCGATCGCGGCGGGCGCGGCGTTCTCGCTGCGCGACTGCCTCGGCGTGACGTTCGTCTGCACCGGCAACGACACGTTCACCCTGACCTGCTCCGACAGCTTCGGCGGGTCGTACGCGTCGCCGGGCAACACCATCACCCGGAAGATCACCAACACGTCCACCAACGGCACCGCCGCATGGGTCACCTCCACGCAGGCCGCGTCGAACGCCGTGACCATCAGCAGCGGCACTGTCGCGTTCTACGTCAGCGGCGACTCCCTCCCCGACGGGAAGTCCTACGTCAAGGTGTCCGCGGGCGGCTCGGGCCTGGTCACCGCCGTGTTCCACGACCTGACCACCCAGCGCAAGGCGGACAACCTCGCCATCCGGGGGGCCTGACCATGTCCGTGCTCATCCAGGGCGGCCAGCTCCGCACGATCCTCCTTGGCACGAAGGTCGACCGGGCCACCGCGACGCTCCCGCAGACCGCGACCGGCACCCTCTTCACCGTGGCCGGCGGCCGGGTCCTCCTCACCAGCATCGTCGGCGAGGTCACCACCGTCATCGGGTCGACCGCCACCTCCGCGAACCTCGTCCACACCCCGACCACCGGCACCGTCGGCGACGTGTGCGCCGCGACCGTGATCACTTCCGACGAGGTCGGCACGCTGTACGGCATCAGCGGCGACGCGACGTCGCTGTTCTCCGCGGACGGCGCCGGGTCGAACGCCCCGACGTCGGCCCGCACCGGGCTCCCCGCGCACGCGGTGGTGCTGCCGGTGGGGAACCTCGGGCTGAAGACCACGGCCTCGACCACCGGGTCGGTGAAGTGGTCGCTGACGTACATCCCGCTGGACGACGGCGCGACCGTGACGGCGGCCTGACATGGCGCTGTGGGTGTGCACCGCGTGCACGGCGGCGTACGCCGTCGGCGCGCCGCGGTGCGCCCAGTGCGGCGCAACCGGACACATCGAGGAGGGAGAGCCCATGCCGAAGATCACCGTTCACGGTGGCCCGTCCATCGCCGGGGTCACCGCCACGTGGGGCGACGAGGAGGAGCCATCAGCTTCGAACAGCTCGGAGACATCCTCCGAGAAGCCGCAGCCCTCGCAGCCGACGAGCGAGACCGCCCCGTCCAAGCCTGCCCGAACGATGGGGAGCCGCTCCAAGAAGGGCCGGATGGAGGGCTCTTCTGCGCCTTCGACGGGTGGCGGCCCGGCGGGCGGCACGTCGGCGACCGGCTCTGAGCAGGACTGACCAACCCCAACCGTACGAGGAGAGGAGGTGACACAGGTGATCGACTACATGGAGCCGTGGTACGCGACCCGCGAGGACGTCAAGGACGCCCTCGACTACAAGGTGACCGCGCGCGCTGACGCCCGGATCGACCGCGCCATCGCCGCCGGATCCAGGTCGGTGGACCGCCTGTGCCACCGCCGCTTCTACCCAGTGCTCGACGCCCGCTCCTGGGACTGGCCGAACGGCCAGTACGCCCGCTCCTGGCGCCTGTGGCTCGACAACTCCGAGCTCGTTGAACTGCACGGCGTGGTGTCCGGCGGCGTCACCATCCCCACCGACACGGTGATCCTCCAGCCGAACCGCAGCGGCCCCCCGTACCGGTCCCTGGAGATCGATCTGTCGTCCAGCAGCGCCTTTTCTACCGGGGACACCCAGCAGAACGCCATCACCGTCACTGGGCTGTGGGGCTACAAGAACGTCGAGCGGCCGGCCGGGACTGCCGTGGGGGCCGTGGATGAGGCGGCCACGACCCTCACGGTGTCCGACGCTTCCCTGGTGGGCGTCGGCAGCGTGCTGCGTGCCGGTGGCGAACGACTCCTCGTCACCGGCCGCAGCATGGCTGACACCGGCGCAACCCTGGCAGCGGACGTCACGGCTCAGGCGAACGCCGTCACCCTCCAGCTTGCCGATGCCAGCCTGGTGCATGAGGACGAGGTGCTGCTCTTCGACGGGGAGCGCGTCCGCGTCGACGACATCGCGGGGGACACCGTCGTCGTGCGCCGGCAGTGGGACGGCACGCCGCTCGCCGCGCACACCGCAGGCACCCACGTGTATGCGCCCCGCACCCTGACGGTGGTCCGCGGTGCCCTGGGCACCACGGCGGCCAGCATCGCGGACGGTGCCCCTCTGGTGGCGTGGGAGCCTCCGGCGCTGGTGCGGACGCTGACGATCGCGGAGGCCGTGATGACGCTGTCGCAGGAGCTGGCGGGGTACGCGCGGACGTCCCGCTCGTCCTCCTCGGGCAGTGGGGAGCAGCGTCCGCTCCAGCCGACGGTCGACGACATCCGGCAGCAGTGCCTGACCGCTCACGGGCGCATGGCCAGGACGAGGGCGGTGTGACGTGGCTGACGAGATCCGCGTGACTGCGACGGGCCCGCTGTTCGACGGGCGCGCCCAGGCCGCCGTCGCGCGGTACGTGGACGATGCCCGCGACACCCTCGCGGCGCGCGCGGAGGACATGGTCCTCGCCGAGCTCGGCCGCGTGTTGCGGCACCCCACGGGCTACTACGAGTCGCAGATCCGCACCGAGCGGGTCACGCCGGACACCGACCGGGTGTCCGACGGCGGGGTGGTGTACGGGCCGTGGCTGGAGGGCGTCGGCTCCCGCAACTCCCCGGTGACGAGGTTCGCCGGGTACGGCCACTGGCGGCGCGTGAAGACCCAGCTCGCGCGTGAGGCGCCCGACACCGCGCAGCAGCTGCTCCAGGTCCGCTACCTGCCGGAGATGAGGTGACCCATGGGACTCGACATCAGCACCCTGCTGGACAAGGCCATCTCCCACGCCGGGACCCTTGGCCTCTTCCAAGACGTGAACGGCCACGAGCCGCTCAACCCCCCGGCGTCCGGCGGCCTGACCTGCGGCGTGTGGGTCAGCGACGTCACGCCCGTCCGCACGTCCGGCCTCGGGCAGACGTCCGCGCGGGTCGAGCTGTCGGTGCGGATCTACACCACCGCGGTGCAGGAGCCGATGGACGCGATCGACCCCGCGGTGGTCGGCGCGACGGATCAGCTCTTCGCGGCGTACATCGGCGACTTCACCCTCGACGGCACCGTCCGCCAGGTCGATGTTTTCGGCGCCCGCGGCGAGCCGCTCCGCGCCCGCCCCGGCTACCTGACCGTCGGCGAGACCACGTACCGGGTCATGACCATCACCCTCCCGCTGATCGCGGACGACCTCTGGGAGCAGACGCCATGAGCAAGCAGAGCGGCCTCGGCGACCGCCTCCTCGTCAGCGGCCACAACCTGAGCGGCGACACCAACAGCCCGACGCTGTCGAGCCCGCAAGGCACGCAGGCCGTCACGGGCATCGACAAGCTGGCGTTCGAGCGCCTCGGCCTCGTGCGTGACGGGGCGCTCAGCTGGACGGCCTTCTTCAACCCGGGCATCGGCGCGGACGACGCGCACAGCGTGCTGTCCAAGCTGCCCCGCACCGACGTGCACTGCATGTACCTCCACACCGTCACCCTCGGCCGACCCGCCGCGTGCCTCGTCGCGAAGCAGATCGGCTACGACGGCACCCGCGGCGACGACGGCAGCTTCACCTTCTCCCTCAGCGCGCAGGCCAACGGATACGGGCTGGAATGGGGGCAGCAGCTCACCCCCGGCCCCCGCACGGACACCACCGGCACGTCCGGGACCGGCGTCGACATGGGCACCGGGGCGACCACGCACGGCCTCCAGGCGTACCTCCAGGTCCTCTCGCTGACCGGGACATCGGTGACCGCGAAGCTCCAGGAGTCCAGCGACAACGGCGTCGGCGACGCCTGGGCAGACGTCACCGGCGGCGCGTTCACCGCGGCGACCGCGGCCGGGGCGCAGCGGATCCAGACCGCGGCCGGCCAGACCGTCAAGCGGTACCTCAGGGTTACCACCAGCGGCACATTCACGCAGGCCGTGTTCGCCGTCATGGCGAACCGGAACCCTGTGGCGGTGGACTTCTGATGTTCCGCATCGAATCCCAGCTTCCCCCGCAGGCGTTCAAGACGTACGCGATCCGCCGTCAACGGGACGTCCGTGTGGTCGCGGCGTGCGAGCAGGTCGGCTGCCCGGCGTACCTGCGCGGGTGGGAGTCGACCATCGACGAGCGCACCGACCTCGGCCGGCAGCAGGCCGCGTACATCCGCACGGCCAGCCGCCGCACCTTCAAGGAGCTAACGACCGCGGCCGGCCTCACCGTGTTCCGGTTCGACGCGTACCAGCGGTGCTTCGCCGACCACCACACCACCCCCGAGACGTACCTCGTCCGCGGGGGCGACCACCGCCTCGACCGCGGCGCACCGTCCCGGGTGCACACCCGCCCGGCCGACTGGGTCGAGGACTGCGGCGAGCACCTCCAGCACGTAGCAGACGACAGAGAAAGGGGCTGACCACCATGGCCAAGGAGAGCGGGCTCGGCTGGAGCGTGTGCTCGGTCGACGATGCGTCGGGCACAGCGAAGGCGATCGTCAATGACTGCACCAACTTGCAGTTCGCGACGCCGCGGGCGACGCAGGACACCACGGGTCTGGACAAGTCGGCGATGGAGCGGCTGCTTCTGCTGGCGGACTTCAGCGTCACGCTGAACGGCGTCTTCAACGACGCGACCGGTCAGGCGCACGACGTGTTCAAGACCATCTCATCCACCTCGGTGGCGCGGACGCTGACGCTGACCGTCAGCGGCCAGACCCTCACCAACGAGTGCCTGTTCACGGACTACCCGCTGACCCGCGCGGACTCCGGCGAGTTCACGTGGAGCGTGCCGGGCGTGCTCTGCGACGGCACCGTGCCGACCTGGTCCTGAGCGACCACCACCCACCCACCACCCATTCGAGGAGTCGCGATGGGCTACACCCCGCCGAAGAAGCTGTACGACCTGGACTTCACTGGCACCGAGCACGAGGGACTGGAGATCACCGTCCGCGACATGACGACGGACGAGCTGATCTCCATGCCCAACGAGACCACGCACGAGGCGCTCGTCACCAGCTTCGCCGGGCAGCTGGAGTCCTGGAACCTGGACGGCCCGGACGGCAAGCCGCTGGCGCCGACGCTGGAGAACGTCCGCAAGCAGGACCGTTCCCTCAATCAGCTCATCGTCAACCGGTGGCTGGACGCGCTGAACGGCGTGCCCTCCGGCCCTTTGCCGCCGAGCTCGCCCGGTGGCGAGCCGTCCCCGGCGGTCTCAATTCCGATGGAACCCCTCACGTAATCCCAGCAGAGCTTGAGCGCGCGAAGTTCGTGCTCGCGCTCTGCGACCGCTGGCACAAAACCCCGTCCGAGATCCTCGCCGAGCCCGCCGAGCTGATCCGGCTCCTACGGCTTGAGCAGCTCGGTACACCTGAAGGAGGTGATCCCGGTGTCGAATGACGTCAGCATCGACGTGCAGATCCGTGACCAGTCGGCCGCCGGGTTCACCGCCGTCAACGCCCAACTCCGCACCCTCAAGGGCGTCGCAGAGTCCACCGCGAACGGGCTGCGGACCCTCACCACCCGGGCCGGGACCGCAGCCCTCAGCCTCCGGGCGGTCGGCCGCGACGCCGACAGCACCACCCGGTCCCTCACCGACCTCCGCGCCGCCGCCGGAGACGTCCGCGTACGGGCCCGCGTCGACAACGACACCCACACCGGCGCCGATCAAGTACGCCACGCCGTCCGGGACCTGGAGCGCCTCGGGCCGGTCGAGATCCGCGTGCACCTCGCGAGCAGCGCCGGCGACATCACGGCCACCGCCCGCGCGCTGAGGGACCTGAAGAGCCAGGCGCGTGACGCCGGGCAGTCCACCGCCACGCTCGCGACCCGCAGCACCGTCGCGGCAACCGCGTTGGAGGCACTGCGGGTTGCGGCGGAGGGTGCGGCCGACAAGCTGGAGCGGCTGCGGGACAAGGCGACGGAGACCGCGGTCGCCCTGGCCCTGCTCCGTACCCGGGCGTCGTCCGCCGCCACCGCCGTCGGATCCCTCCGCGACCGTGCCGACGCCGCAGGCACCCGCGTCCACACCCTCAGCACCCACACCCAGACCCTCACCACCGACCTCACCCACCTGCACGGCGCCGCCACCACCGCGGGCACGAGCCTGTCCAGCCTGAGCGGCAGCGTCGGATCCGTCACCACCAGCAGCAGCCGGGCGTCCGGCGCGACGGACCACCTCGTCGGGGCGCTGGTCTCGCTGGCCCCAGCCCTGCTGCCTGTCGCGGCGCAGCTCGGGCCGATCGCAGCCGGCGCCGGGGCCGCGGGGGCTGCGATGATCGCGTTCGGGGCTGCGGTTGCTCCGCAGATCAGCCAGATCAGCGACCTGTCCAAGTCCTTGGACGTGCTCCAGCAGCAGCAGATCGCGGGTGGGGTGCGCACGGAGAAGGCGGTCCAGGCGGAGCAGAAGGCGCTGACGGCGTTGAAGGGCGCCCCGGCGGTGACGTTGAAGGCGGCGGCGGCGTACGGCACGTTGAAGGACGCCTTCACCGCGTGGTCCAACAGCCTCGCGGACTTCACGATGCAGCCGGTGATCAAGAGTTTCGCGGTGGTCGAGGGGATCCTCCCGAAGCTGTCGCCCCTGGCGCAGGACGCCAGTGCGCAGCTGGACCGGCTGATGACCCTCGCCGGGGGCGCGGTGTCGACGCCGGGGTTCGACTCGCTGATGGCGAAGCTGGACACCTACACCAACAAGGTCTTGAAGAGGGCCGGGGACGAGACCGTCCACTTCTCCCGCCTCCTCTCGGAGGGGCGCGCGGACGGGCCCATCCAGCAGTTCATGGCCTACGCGAGGAGCGAAGGCCCCCACGTCCGCCAGGTGCTCCAGGACCTCGCGACGACGGTGTCCCACGTCATCCAGGGCATGGCGCAGGCCGGGCCGTCGATGCTGACCGTGGTCGACGCGCTGGCGCGGATCGTCAACGCTGTCCCGCCCGAAGCGCTGGGCAGGCTGCTCCAGCTCTACACCGCCTTCAAGTTGGTGAAGTTGGCGGGCGCAGGGCTCACGTCCGTCGCGGGCGGCGTGCAGTCCCTCGCGACCCGCCTGGTCGCACTGCGCGCGGCGTCGACCGCTGCCGGTGGTGGTCTCGCGGGTGTGCGGGCGGCGCTGGCGACGCTGAGCACGGGCACGAAGGTGACCGGGGCGGTCGCCGTGGTGGCCGGTGTGGTCCTCGCGATGAAGGCGTTGCAGGGCAGCGGGAAGGCCGCGCCGGACGTCCAGAAGTTGACGAGCGCGATGGGGCAGTTCGGCCGCACAGGCAAAATCACTGGTGAGGCCGCGGTTGCTTTCGGCGGGAATTTTGACCGGCTGAACAGTGCCATTGACCGCCTCAGCGGGGGCGGGTCCAAGATGGACAAATTCAATGACACGATGAACAAGGTTTTCACTCTCGGAATGGGGAAGTCGAATTCCCTAAAGGAAGCCGAGAAAGACTTGGACGCCGTCGACAAGTCACTGGCGCAGCTCGTGCAGAACGGGCAGGCCGACCTCGCTGCGGCCGCGATCGCCAAAATGGGCGACGAGCTGGCCAAGAACGGCAAGCCGACCAAGGACCTCACTGCCCAGCTCGACGACTACAAGAGCGCGGTGGCGGACGCGAAGTTCGAACAGGACTTGGCGGCAGACAGCATGGGCCTGTTCGGGCAGCAGGCGCAGGACGTGCAGCAGAAATTGGACGCGCAGAAGCAGAGCGCGGACGGACTGAGGCAAAGCATTCAGGCGCTCAACGATGCGAACCGCGAAGGGCTCAACGCCGAATCGGATTTCGAGCAGGCAATCGACGACGCGACCGCCGCAATCAAGGGCCACCACACCGCGCTGAAAATGGTCAACGGGCAGCTCGACCTGAATTCGCAGAAGTCCCGTGACGCCTACAAGCCGTTGGCCGACCTCGCCGAAAAGACGGACGCTGCGGCCGCGGCCGCACGGGACAACGGCAAGTCCTGGGCCGAGGTGCAGCGGATCTATGACCGCGGGCGGGACACCCTGATCCGCACCGCCACGCAGATGGGCCTCACCAAAACGCAGGCCAAAGCCCTGGCTGACCAGATCCTCGCGACGCCCGACAAGACCGCGCTCCTCAAGGGCGACCTCACAGACCTCCAGACGAAGCTGGCCAAGGCCAAGGCCGACCTCAAGGCCGCGCCGCCCGGCAAGGAGTACGCGCTGAGGGGCAACGTCATCGACTTGCAGAACAAGGTCGCGGCGGCGCAGCGGGCCATCGACAAGGTCCACGGCAAGACCGTCACGATCACCTACCGCGGCCTCGTGTCCGGCGCCGGCGTCCCTGTTGCCGGTGGCGGCCGGTACGCGCACGGCGGTGTCGTCGGCGCCGCCTCCGGTGGTCCCCGGTCCCGGATGACCCTGGTGGGCGAGCAGGGCCCCGAACTGGTGGACCTCGCCGCCGGGTCCCGGGTGCACACCGCCAACGAGACCCGGCACATGCTGTCCGGCGCGGGCGGCGGCAGTGCGCAGCCGATCCTCGTGCAGTTCGCCCTCGACGGCCGCGTCCTCGCCGAGCAGCTCCTCGTCCCGCAGCGGGACCTCATCCAGCGTGTCGCCGGCGGAGACGTGCAGAAGGCCCTTGGAGGTCGGACCCGATGACGTTTCCCCAGACGAAGCTGGACGTGTGGGCCCGCCTCCAGATCAACGGCACCTGGGTCGACGTATCCGGCGACGTCCGCTCAAGCGGCACCGACGCGATCACCATCACCCGGGGCATCAGCGCCTCCGGCGGGGTGCTCGCCGACCGCGGCTCGTGCTCGCTGACCCTCGACAACAACAGCGGCAACTACTCCGCCCGCAACCCCCTCAGCCCGCACTACCCGTACCTGGGGCTCAACACGCCGCTCCAGGTCGGCGCCGCGTACGGCACCCCGTGGCTGGACTCCCCGTACGGGGCGTACCAGGCCGCGTCCACACCCGACGCGTCGGTCCTCGACGTCACAGGGGATCTGGACGTGCGCGTCGGCGCCGAACTCCCCGTGTGGGGAGACGCCGCACAGGCCGTAGATATCGCCCTGGTCGCGAAGTGGGCCCCGGCCGGCGACAAGTCCTGGTACCTGGGCATCACTCCCGACGGGCGCATCATCCTGGTCTGGTGCCCCACCTCGTCCACGACTCTCTTCGCGGAGTCGGACCGGCTACGCCTCCCGCCGTGGTCACGCCGGGCGGTGCGCGCCACCCTCGACGTCAACAACGGGGCCGGGGGGTGGACCGTCGTTTTCTACACCGCGGACACCCTGGCCGGGACGTGGACGCAGGTCGGCTCCCCGGTCACCGGGACGGGCACCACCGCGATCTTCTCCGGGTCCGCGAATCTGCTGGTGGGGTCCCCCGGGGTAGATACCGACGAGGACTTCGTCGCACGCAAAATCTACGCGGCAGAGGTCCGCTCGGGCATCGGCGGCACCGTCGTCGCGAACCCGTCGTTCGAGTCGCAGGCGGCTGGCACCACGAGCTTCGTGGACACCGCCCCGTCGCCGCGAACCTGGACTGCCCCTGTCGGGGCGATCACCAATCGATACCTGCGGTTCTCCGGCGAGGTGTCCGAGTGGCCGCCGCAGTGGACGACCGGCGGCCAGGACGTCACCACACCGATCACCGCCACCGGCCTGCTCCAGCGATACGGGCAGGCCAAGAACACTCTCCGCAGCCCCATGAGGCAGACCCTCACCTCCGGCCGGATCGACACGCCACTGGCGTACTGGCCCATGGAGGACGGCCCCACAGCCACTCAGGCCGCGTCCGGGCTACTCAACGGCTCCCCGATGCGCGTCAAGGCTGGCGCGCCCCGCTTCGGCGCCACCGTCGGGCCCGCCGGCAGCCTGGCGCTGCCGGACTTCTCCAACGGCGGGACCCTGCACGGCGCACTCGGTGGCGGCGTCGCATCGTCGTGGACCGTGGAGTGCCTCGTCCAGTTCCCCACTGATCTCCCCCTCGGATTCGCTGCCGCCATCAGCTGGACCGCGCTCGGGACCCGCGCGAACGTGTGGGAGATCGACGCACAGCCCCAGGCTGACGGGGGTCTGTCCGTGCAGTGGGCAGACACGGCGTTCGACGACTTCGGCGGTCCGTACTACAGCAACATCGGCATCAACGATGGTAAGTGGCATCAGGTCCGTGTAACCGTCGCCCAGTCCGGCACCGCCATCAGCATCCAGGTGTGGCTGGACGGCACCCGCGTGATCAACACGTCGGAGGCCAGCGTCACCCTCGGGGCGATCCGCACCATCGACGTCAACGGCGGGGCAGCCGACGACGCCGGAGTACCCAGCGTCGGCCACCTCGCGGTGTGGTCGCCGTCCACTACCGCGAGCACCTACCTCGCAGTGGACGGATACGACGGCGACACCATGACGGACCGCCTCCTCGGAGTGATCTTGGACGAGGCGGTGCCGCTGTCGATCGCAGCCATCGGCAACGAGACCGAACTGATGGGCCCGCAGCCCATCGACACCCTCCTCAACGTCATCACCGACGCGGTCCGCGCGGACGAGGGCTTGCTCTACGAGACCCGGGAACGCCTCGGCATCCGCGCCCGCGGCCGCGCCACCCTCTACAACCAGGCGTCGGCGCTGGACCTGTCGTACGTCGCGGCCCCGCAGCCGCTGATGGCGCCGCTCACCCCGGTCGGTGACCTCCAGGGCAGGCTCAACGACAGCACGGTGACGCGCACCAACGGCTCCAGCGGCCGGTACCAGGTGATCGATGGCCGCCTGTCCGTCCAGGAGCCGCCCCTCGGGATCGGGTCCGGGTACGACGAGAACGTCACCCTCAACCTGTACGCCGACGGTCAGACCGTCCCGCACGCCGCGTGGCGCGCGCACGTGGGCACAGTCGATGCAGACAGGTTCCCGCAGGTCAACGTCTGGCTGGAGAAGGCCCCTTCGCTGATCCCGCAGGTGTGCCGCCTGGACACCGGGTCGCGGATGCGGATCACCCCGCCGCTGCTGGGCCAGCTCCCGCCCGACGCGATTGACCAGCTGGTGCTGGGCTACACGGAGACGTTGGCGCAGGTCGCGTGGCGGCTCTCGCTCGCGTGCCAGCCGTACGCCCCGTACCAGGTGGGCGTGGTCGGTGACGTGGTGCTCGGCAAGGCGGACACCAGCGGCAGCACGTTGGCCTCATCGGTCACCGCGTCGGGCACGACGCTGAGTGTGGCCACGACCTCGGGCCCACTGTGGACGGCCGACCCTGCTGAGGCCCCGTGGGATGTGCGGGTCGGCGGCGGCGAGGTAATGCGTGTCGAGGCGGTCGGGACGAGCGTCCTCAATGCCAATGCGTGGATGGACTCAGGCATCAGCGGGTGGTCGGCGCAGGCTACGACGGCAACCGTGGCGGCGGTGACGATGCCACGCCCCGACGGCGTCACGGCGCCCGTCCTGCAGATCACCCCGGACGGGGTGTCAGCGTCCGGCGGCGCGATTTCGACCGCCCGGACCGCGGTCGGCTCGATCACGCCCGGCGCGTCCTACGTCGTGTGCATGTGGGCGTACAGTCCCGGCGGCCATAGCGATCTACGACCGTGCGTCGACTGGTATACGGCCGCCAGCGCGTTCATCAGCAGCAGCCTCGGCGTCGGGACCGCCGTCCCGGCTGGGCAGTGGAAGTTCCTCGCGCAGACGTTCACCGCCCCAGCGTCCGCGTCCATGGGCCAGATGCGGGCCCGTCACGCGGGCACGCCGCCTGCGTCGGCCGTCTGGTTCGCGTGGGGCATCCGCATCATGCCGGTGGCCGGCACCCAGACCAGCCCGCAGACCATGCAGGTCACCCGCGCCCGCAACGGCATCAGCCGCACGTGGCCGTCGGGCACGGACGTGCGGCTGGCCCACCCGATGACCCTCGCCCTGTAGGAGGCGCACGTGACGATCCTGGCGGGCCAGACGGTCACCGCGGACATGCTCAACCGGCTCAAACCGGCGGTGTACTCGGCGGTGGGTACCGGACCGTTGGCTGGCGCCGCCACCAACGGCGACGTGCCTGGCGCGACGATCACGCTGACCACGGCGACAGCGGGCGCCGCCTACTCGGTGACGTGCGTGTGGGACGTGCAGTTGACGGGCGCGACCACGTCCCTGCTCACGGTCCGGCTGAACGTGGACGGGACGCTCGTGGCGCCGTTGGGCACTTTCGCAGCGTCGGCGTCCGGCAACCGGTCCACGATCCCGCAGCAGTACACCGGCGTCCTCGCGAGCGCGGGGTCCCACACCTTCAAACTGGTGGGTTCGCCCGCCGCATCCCAGACGATTCAGGGCACCAATACCAGCCTGATCGTCACGATTTTCGAGGTGGTGTGATGACCGAATCTCAGGGCGTGGACTACTCGTCCGGCCGTCCCGGCGGTGCGGCACTCGCGGCGGCTGGCATCGCCTTTGCCGCCCGCTATTTGTCGCACAACCCGTCGAAGAACCTCACCAAGTCGGAGGCCGCCGACCTTGCAGCGCACGGTGTGTGGGCGGTGGTGGTGTGGGAGACGACCGCGCAGCGCGCGAGCACGGGCCGGGCCGCGGGGATCGCGGACGCCAAGGCGGCCGCGGCGCAGGCGGCCGCATGCGGCATGCCGCCGTTGAGGCCGATCTTCTTCGCCGTCGATTTCGACGCCTCGCCGTCCGCGGTCGTCGCGTACTTCCAGGGCGTCGTCTCGGTGCTCGGCCTCGCGCGGACCGGGGTGTACGGCGGGTACCGAGTCGTGTCGTACCTCCTGGACCACCGGCTCGCCACGTGGGCGTGGCAGACGGTCGCCTGGTCGCAGGGCCGGTGGGACTCCCGGGCGCACATCCGGCAGTACGCGAGCACGGTCCGGATCGGCGGCGTGAGCTGCGACAAGAACACCTCGATGCACCCCGACTTCGGGCAGTGGATGCCCGGCAAGACCCCTTCGGAGGACGACATGACTCCCGACCAGGCCGCAGCCCTCGCCCGCGTGGACAAGGCCATCGCAGGCCTCGCCCTTGCACCGTGGACGTACCGCAACGCCGACAAGGACGCGGCCAGCGTCAAGGCGGGCAAGGGTCACATCCCCGACGCGTACTCGTACCTCGTGCAGACGTGGGGCTACGTGCAGACGCTGCTCGCACGGGAGCAGGCGCAGACGGCGGCGATCACCGCGCTCGCGGCGCAGCTCGGCACCGGCGCGGACGTGGGCCGGATCGTAAGCGCGGTGCAGGACGCCATCGCGACCGCGACCGTGCACGTGACCGTCGACACCGGCGACGCCCCGGCGCCCGCCGCGTCCTGACCCCCAACCCGCACCAGCAGAAACGGACCACCATGAAGATCTTCGGCCGCGAGCCCGCCCTGTGGCTCGCCCTCATCGCCGTCACGGTCAAGCTCATCGCCGCGTTCGGCGTGAACGTCTCCGGCGACCAGCAGGCCGTCATCAACACCGTCGCCGCGGCCGCGGTCGGCATCCTCGTCGCCGCCACCACCCACGACGGGCTCGGCGCCGCAGTCCTGAACTTCGTCCAGGCCGGGATCGCCGCCGCGGTCGGCTTCGGGCTGGACTGGTCCGCGGACCGGCAGGCCGTCGTCATGTCCGCCGCCGCCGCGATCGTCGCAATGTGGACTCGTACGCAGGTGACCGCACCGGTGCCGCCCGTGTCCCGGCCCGTCATCACGGCCGCCCCTCCGGTCAAGGGCGCCTGACCTGTGGCCGACGAGCCGACCACGAGCGAGCTGATGCGCCGCCTGGAGGATGTACGCACCGACCTCAAGGAGGACATCAGCGGACTTGCGGCCCGGCTCGACGGCAAGGTGGATGCGCAGATGCTGGCGTTGCAACAGCAAGCGCAGGACGAACGGGCCGCGCAGCAGGCCGCCCGTATCGCCACGTTGGAGGAGGCCGCCCGCCGGGAGGCGCGGCGGCGTGACGACGAGCGGCAGGCGGCTGCGGCGCAGCGGGCTTCGGACCGCAGGCTGGTGTTCACCGCGCTGGTCGCCCCGGTGTTGATCGTGCTGCTGACGGTGTGGCTCCAGACGAAGGGAGCCGGGTCGTGACCGGGCATGGAGCGGATCGGGTGCGGGACCGTCGTACGGACGCGCTGTACGCGGCTGCGGTAGTGCTGGGATTGGCGCTGCTGGCGTGGGTGGTCATCACAATGCAGCAGCTCGGGCACAACCTCACCCAGGCCAACGCCGCACGCGACGCCCTGGCGCAGCAGGTGCAGCAGCTCGGCGCCTCGCCGGTAGCCGGACCGCCCGGAAGCCGCGGTGCGCCGGGCACGCCGGGCGACTCCGGCCGGCAGGGCGCGACCGGGCCGTCTGGCCCGCCGGGGCCCGTGGGCCCGTCTGGTCCGCCGGGCTCGCCGGGGCCGACCGGTCCGGCTGGCGCCTCCGCAACAGGGGAGCCGGGCGCCGACGGCGCGGCGGGCACGGACGGCGCCGCCGGGCCCGCTGGTCCTGCTGGCCCGGCGGGTCCGCAGGGTGACCCGGGCCCGGCTGGTCCCGCGGGTGCGCAGGGGCCGCTGGGTCCTGCGGGTCCGGCGTGCCCGGACGGGTACACCCTCCAGCCCGCGGTGGACGATCCGGACGCGCTGGTGTGTCGCCGGGATGGGGCGCCCGCGCCGACGACACCGGCGCCGTCAACTCCGGCTGCGCTGCTGGACCGGCGCCGCACCTGAACAGCAGAACGCCCCCGCTCTCCTTCGGGAGAGCGGGGGCGCCTCGTCGTGTCCGCGGTCATGTCCAGGGCGGCCGGCCGCCCCGAGCCCACTCCGCGAGACCGTCGCCGTCGACGAGCCGAATCCCAGCCTGCCTGGCGTAGGCGCGGGCGTCCGCCGTGTAGGTGCCGGTGGTGACGACGATCGCGAGCTGCGCGCCGTGGACGATCTGGTAGGTGCCCCCGACGCGCTGCACGTCCGGCGAGCTGACGCTGCGGCCGGCGGCGTACCGCTTGCACTGGATCAGGATCGTGCGCCCGTCCGGGGTGGTGGCGAGGACGTCCGCGGCCAGATCTCCGGCGCCGCCGACGACTTGCACGTCCCGGCACCCGTCGCGCCAGCACAGGTCGGCGACTGCGGCCTCGAACGCGGCGGGGTCGAGGTCGAGGTACTCGCGGACCGCGTCCGCGCGCTGTACCCTGCGGGCGGTGGCACGGCCGGTGAGACGCGAGATCCCGGTCCCGCCGAGCGCAGCCAGGGCGACGACGGCCGCGACGGCGGCGGGGTGTCCGGTGAGCCACGCCACGACGGCGCGGACGACCACCCACACCCCCGCAGCGCCGATCGCCACGGCGAGCAGGAACGATCCGCAGGTGGGGCGATGCCACCGGCGCCGCCGGTATCTGGCAGACATGCGGTCACCCCTTCCTGACTCGGCCGGCCCGGATGGGGTCGGCGACGGTGACGTGCGTGCGGGCGGGGTTGTCGGGGTCGTCGACGGACGTGATCCGCAGGTCCCCCACTCGCCGGACGGTGGGCGTAGGGGCCGTAGCGTGGGGGACCGGTAGGGGCGTGGCGTTGCCGCTGTGACCTGCGGTGTAGTCGCCTACGGGCCCCTGTTGGGCCCCTTCCGGGAGGGGCTGGGGGAGAGGGTCGAGGTCGTCCCGGTGCACCCCGCTGGACACCCGGTCACCGCCCAGGTCCCGCACCTTGGGGCGGATGGGGATGCCGTGGGTGGTGCACGCGGCCCGCACCTGGGCGCCGGTCCAGGTGTCGCCGGTGAGCGCGTGGAGGTGGTCGGCGAGGGTCGTGAGGTGCACGGCCGGGGAGTCGCCGAGGACGCCCCTGACGGCGTCCTGGAACTCACCCGCGAACAGCTCCCGGCGAGGTGTCGGCGGGACGTCCAGGACCGCGGTGGAGGGCTTCTTCGGCGGGGCCTTGGCGGCCTTCGTCGCGGCCCGCAGCGCCAGGATGGCGACGATGAACACCGCCAGGGCCAAGACCTTCCACGAGGTGGACAGGAGCCGCCACAGCCCGTACCCCACCCCGGTGACCATCGCGGCCCGCACCGCCTTGTCGAACCCGCCCTCCCCCGCGGAGATCCACCTGCGGGGTCCTTCGAACCACCGCTCCCCCAGGATCCTCACTCCCTTTGCGAGGTGCTGCGACCAGCTCATGCCTGCCCCCCGTTGAACCAGCCGAGGATGCCGTCACCCATGCCGTTCGCTACCCCTGTGACGTGCAGGAACAGCCCGGCCACGCCGACGGTGAGCGTCATCGTGGAGCCCGCGAACCAGCCCCAGAACAGCTTCTTCTTCACCGCCTTGTCCGCGGCCTTCCACACCACGACGAACCCGAACGCGAAGAGGAACGCCACCAGGTGCCCGCCCTCCGTGAGGACTCCCGCCGACCCGTGGTTGAGGACCTCCGCCTTGCCACCCGCAGTGCCGCTGACCGCGTGCTTCCCGACGCCGTTGCCGACGAGCGCTGTCCACCCGGCGAGGATGCCGATGACGCCGGCGCACATGGTGGCGAGCCCGCCGAGGACGTAAGACCCGGCGAACGGGGCGAGGTCGGCGGGTTTCCGGCCGGGGGTCTTCCACCACTTCCAGCCGTAGAGCCCGGTGACGGCGAGGCTGACGGCGAGGCAGCCGACGGTGATCGTGGTGTGGTTCATCAGAACGCTCCGGTGACGAATCGGACGATGTCGAGGGGTGAGGCCATGGCGACGGTCCCGACGAACGCGGAGGTGAGCAGGGCGTACGAGGGCCAGCCGCGGCGGCGGTGCACGAGGACGGCGCCCACGGTGAGGCCGGTGCAGGCGATGACCCAGGCGGCGCTGACGCCGGCTTCGTGGCGGGCTTGGGTGAGGATGGCGCCCCACCGGGTGGCGGCGGACCATCCGCCCCACCAGGGGATGAGGGCGGTGGCCGCGCCGATGGTGGGGCGGGCGTAGGGCCAGTGTGTGAGGCGCCGCAGGTCCCAGCGGGGTTCGGGGCCGTCGGCTGCCTGCGCGGTCGCCCGGTCGGGGGGTGGGCCCGGCGGGGGTGTCCTGGGTTGGGTGGTGGCGTCGACGTAGTCGTCGAACCAGTCCCGGTCGCGCGCGGGCGGTTGTGGGGCGTAGCCGACGCCGCGGCGGTGGAGTGCGTGGCGGATGCGGTGCTCGTCCGCGCCGGGTGTGGCGGTCATGATGCGGACCTCCGGGGTCACGGGTAGTAGCCGGTGCCGGATGATGCGGCGGTGCGGCGGCGCTGCCGCGACAGCTCGGTGCGGACGTACGCGGCGGTGACGGTGATGCCGTGCTGCGCGAGGCGGGCCACGATCTGAGGCGCCGCATCATCGGGGTGCGCCTCAGCGACGGTGCGGACTGCGGCGGCCTTCGACATATCGGCGAGGCGGAGCGCATCGTCGGCGTGGCGGGTGAACTCGGTGTCGTCGTCCGGCCGGTGAGGCTGGGGCGCATCTGGGGTTTGAGCTGCGCGCATCACCGGCGCATCACCCGCGGGGGCGGGTACGGGGAGCGCGGCGGGCGCATCCTCCACGGCCGCCGGGATGGGGCGGGGCGGCACGGTGAGGCGGCCGAGTGAGGCGGTGCAGATCATGGTGCGGCGCCCCGGTGATGCGGGTGCGGCAGCCGCGTGGAGCGGCGCACCGTGGCGGGTGAGGCGCAGGCGCAGCACCGCCTCAACGGGGGCGCGGCGCCGCCACATCACCCCGTAGCGGGCGCGGAGGTGTGCACGGTACGTGAGGCGGTCCTGCTCTCGCCGGATGACTTCCTCGTACGACCGCAGCTCCCACAGCTTCATGCGGCGCCACAGCCGGAACGTCGACACGGGGGCGAGCAGCCAGCGGGCGAGGCGGACACCGTCCATGTGCTTGTCGGCGGTGATGTCGGCGATGCGCCCGATGGCGTGACGGGCGGCCTCGACGGATACGACGAAGAGGACGGGGATGGTCGCGTGCATGCCCACGCCGAGCCCGTCGGGCCAGGCGGCGGCGCCGTTGAAGGCGATGGTCGCGGCGGTCAGCAGCCACGCGGTCTGGCGGAGCATCGGGTAGGGGATGCGCAGCCAGGTGAGGAGGAGGTCGAGGGCGAGGAGGACGACGATGCCGGCGTCGACTCCGATGGGGAAGACGTTGGCGAACCAGCCGAAGCCCTTGTCCAGGGCGAGTTGGCGGACGGCGGCGTAGGACCCTGCGAGGCCGATTCCGGCGATGGTGGCGACGCCGGTGGTGATGCCGGCGACGACGTACCGCTGGAGCGGGGTGAGTGTGGGGCGCTCGGCCACGGGGGTCCTTTCTGGGGTGGGGCCGCGCCCGGCGGCCGTGGGGGACGGATCGCCGGGCGCGGCGGTCGGGCTACTTGCTGCGGTTGATGGCGTCGGTGACCTGGGCGACGCCCGTCGCTCCCTCCTCGACGATGAGGTGGGCGACGAGGTCGGCGGCGCGCTCGATGTCCCCGGTGGCGACGGCGGCCTGGACTTCGTCAGCGCGCTGGTTGATGAAGGGGTCGTTACTGCTCATGGGTTTCTCCTTGGGGTGTGGTGGTGAACGGGGTGTGGGTCAGCGGCGGCGGAAGATGCCGTTGCCGAAGCGGGCGCGGTCCTGCTGCTCCCAGGTCTCGCTGGCGGCGGCGGCCTTGGGGATGCTGCGGCGGTGGGCGCGGGCGCGGCGTGCGGACGCGGCGTCGCTGCTGGCGGTGTCTTTGCCGCCGAGCCAGGACAGGCGGCCCATCAGCGGCGGTGGAACGTGTGGGGGCTGGCGCTGCTGTGCCCGCCGGCGTGCTCGTCGTTGCGCTGCTGGTAGTCGTTGGCGCAGGCCTCGACGGTGGCGGGCTCGGCGGAGACGACGTTGGGCTGCGGCCCGGGGGTGGGCTCGGGCGCAGGGGTCTCGGTACGCTTCACGGGATCTCCAGTGCTGTCACAGGTCGTTGGAGGTCAGGCGGCCCGGCCATATGGAGGTGCGAACTCCGGTCGGGCCGCCGTTACTTGAAGCAGCGTGCGCTGCTTGGCAACCACCGTAGGGGACCCCTACGCTTGGTCGCAAGCGGCCCGCCGAGAACGGAAGGGCTGAAGTGGGCGACGAGGAGGTGCGGCGCGTGGCGGACGCCCTGGATGCGGTGGAGCAGATCCCCGACCGCGAGGAGCGGGTGAAGGCAAAGAGCCGGGTGATGGCCGCGCAGGCCGAGCGGAACAAGGACTGGTCGCAGGAGCGGGATGACCTGATCCGTGAGTTGTGGGACGGCGGGGGCGGCCTGTCGTATCAGGAGATCGCGAACCGGTTGGGGATCAAGAAGGCGACGGTGCAGGCGGTGTTCCGGGGGAAGGGGTCGGGGACGACGCGCCCGCGGGTGAAGAGGGAGAGCAACGGTGGATGACCTGGTGGCGTTCCTGCGGGCGCGGCTCGACGAGGACGAGGCCATCGTGCGCACGCTCGCCGAACCGCCCGACTGGCACACGGGCCCGGGGGACGACCCGGGCTGGACGGACGAGTCGGTCGTCTGCATGTGGCCGCCGGAGCATCACACGCCCTACGAGCAGGACAAGCACTGGCGCGGCCTCACGGCGAGCAGCCCGGAGTTGGCCGCCCACATTGCCCGGCACGACCCGGCGCGAGTGCTACGGGACATTGAGGCCGTGCGCGGCGTGCTGGGCATCTACGACCAGATGGCGCCCGGCCTTGACGGGCCTGACGCTGGCACCCGGGGTGCCGCGCGCATGACGCTTCACATCCTCCGCCCCGCACTGCGCCACCTCGCACGGGCCTATGCCGACCACCCCGATTACCGCGCGGACGAGTGGACCCCCGAGATCTGACCCCGGACGCACTGCCGCCCCGTCACCAGCTCGGTGACGGGGCGGTCGCCGTCGCGCGGCTACTTCGCGGGGATCGCCCAGTAGATCGGCTCCGGCGCCGACTCCGGCGCGTACACCACCCCCACCGGCCGCTGCCCCTTCGGGATCGGAAACATGATCCCGCCGCGCGTACAATCGCCGGCCCGGACCGTCCCGTCCATGGGGAACTCCGGCTTCGGGAAGTCCCCGCCGGACAGTCCCGTCGTGTCCGCCTGCGACCCGTCGTCGAACTTCACGTGCCAGGGGTCCTGGCTGACCTCGATCGACGGCCCGGACTTCTGGCAGATCTTGATGTCGAGGCGTCCCCATTGCGAGCCGGCCGGGACGCCGAGGCTCTCGTCGGGCGGGTCGCTCTTGAGGACGGGCTGCTTGTAGCCGAGGACGGTCGTGGAGCCGGTCGCGCCCTGATCGCTTCGCCATGGCCAGGACTGGCCGATGGTGTACGTCGTGGGCGGCGTCGGGGTGGGCGTTGCAGTGGGCGCGCTGGTGGTGGTCACGGCGGCCGGGCTCGTGGTGGTCGGCACGGGTGCGGCTTTGTCGTCGCTGCCGCTGGATGAGCAGCCGACGATTGTGGCCAGCAGAGTTATGCCGGTGAGCGCGGCCGCGGTGGTGCGGGTGTGCATGGGTGGTCCCCCCTCGGTGTTCGTGGAGGGGAGTTTCCCGCTTGTGGGGGCGGCGTGTGGGCGGTGTGACCGGGTTGTGACGATGGGGCCGCCTCAGAACGCGTGGAACCTCGCCGTCCGTCCGGACTCCGGCGGGTGCAACTCTCGTGCTGCGGCGCGGGCGTCGTCCATTAGGTGGCGTTCGCGCGTTGTCCCGACCGGATTGACGCCTGTTTCTTCCAGGGCGTCGGCGAGGTCGCGGAGTAGCCGGGCGAGACGTTCGGGGTCGTTTGCGTAGGTCATGGCCGCACGGTACGACGACCACCGCCCCGCGCGCCGAGCTTCGGCGACACGGGGCGGCGGGGGCGGCGCGGCGTCAGTCGGCCTGGATCGGGTTGGTGGCAGTGGTGTGGTCGTACCCGGTCTTCTCGCGGTCGTGAGCCATGCCGGGGGCGCAGGTGGCGAGGTGTCCGGCCCAGCCCTTCTGCGGGCCGTCGGGGATGATCCGGTAGACGAAGCATCGGTTTCCGCAGAACTTGCAGTAGGCGCCGGCCAT